AGCAGCTTGTTGACTTGAAGAATGCCCGTGAAGCTGCCCGCGATGACAATGCTAAACAATTAATTGAAGAACAAATAAAAGGAAGTCTTGCTCGCGTCAGCCAGATTCAAGACCTTCGTATGCAAGCTGTTGGCGTTGACGGTCTGCAAGCTCTCCGTGACGAACACTTTCAGCGCTCAGATTGGTACAAGAGTCGTGCAGAAGGTATCAATAAATTACAGGACTTAACTGAGCGTAACGCTAAAACAGCGGAACAAATCTCTCAAGACCGTGCGACTCAGCCTCAAGCTGAAGCTATCAACCCTGAGACGGGTGAGGCAATGGCGTTGGAGCAAGGCGCTCCCATGCGTCCATTGTCGCGTTCTATCTTTGACCTTCTCCAGAATCGTAAGCCACGTTATACCCTTGATGACTTACAGGTTAATCAACCTAAGGAAGGCGTCACTCCTGAAGAATGGAAGACATTCACTGATGGGATGATGACTGACCTAAAGACTCGCTATGCTAGTATCGTCCGTGACATTTCTATTCATCAGGATGTTGGTGGCGGCGCAGACCTTGAAGACACAGACATTCCTGACCGCATGAAAGAACTTGACGCTGACGCTTCTATGATTGGTCAGTTTGACAAGCATCTTCGTGAACAGAAGCGTGCGGGTATTCGTGTTGACGTTGGCCGTCGTCCGCATCTTGAACCCCCTGTTAATGCTGACGGGACCATTAAAGACCCCGCTGCCCTTTGGAAGATGGATGGTGCAACTTGGGCACGCATCAAGGGTTCCAAGAGTACGTCTCGTTCTATTCCCGAAGCCACTGAAGTTCGCCAATTCGCAAGAGACCAAGCTGCTTTTGGTCAGTTGCATGACATGGCTCGCGCTCATGTTGACCAGACTTTGAATCCGTTGAGAGCTACGGCTCGTCAAGTACTTGACAATATGCAACCTGCTGCAAATCCTGAGGCTGGATTCGCTGGAGAACGCGCACCTGAATCTTACGAGATTCCTTCTGTTGACGAGATACTCAAGCGTGCAAAGAGTGCTGGTATAGACGTTGTTACAAACATCACGCGAGATGGCAAGACTCCGAATTATGGTTGGCTAGCTCCTGATGGTAAGAGCGCTCTTGACCTTCATGAGGTCATGCATGTTGGAGCAGCCGGTCAAATTTTACCAGAATTGGGTAATGGCTTTGCTGCACAAACTGCAATGTTGGATGCTGGCTGGATTAGGAAAGCATCACATCAGTATTTTGAAGTCGGAGAACTGACTGACAAAACTGTTGACACTATTGAGACTGATACAATCTTGTCTGGGCGTCATGGGCATTCCTTGATTGTTGATACGAAGGGCGACCAAGGCAACATTCAACCGCTGTCCATTGACCGTGAATGGCAAGATGGTAGCTTGAAGAAAGCTATTAAACAGGCTAAAGCTCGTCAGCGCTGGCTTGAACCTCAACCTCATGTCATTGACCTGTCTGATGAAGCTGGTAGAGTTCCCGGCGCGGTTAACCTTGGCGCGGCTTCTATTGGAGCCGTCGGTGGCCACATTGTCGGCCTTCATGCTGGTGGCCCTGTTGGTGCTCTCATTGGTGCAGTCAGCGGCTTTACCCTTGGCTATATCTCGCCAGAGCTTATCCGCAGTCGCTTCGTTCAGCGGGCATTCAGTGCTATGGAACCTGTTCTTAAGGCTGCTGGCATTGACGCTAAGAGTTGGGTGATGGGCTACAAGGCTCCTGATGCCATCCTACCTGAGATGAAGGACATCATTGACCAGCAACGTCGAGACCCGGAAGGTTCAGGTCTTGGCTTCTTAGAGCGTATGTCGCAGCTTCCAACTGATGCACGTCGTTACCTCTTCAACAAGTTTGCCATTCTTGATGACCAGCGGACTCCGGGGCTAACCAGTATGCTAAGTAAATATGACCCCCGTATTCCTGTAGGTGCGCGTCCTAGTGTAGATGCCAGCCCTTATGTCTCCCTTGCTGATGCCGCAGGTCAAATCTCTGGACGCAAAGACTTCAATATCATTCAGTTCAGTTCCATTTACCATGATGCGATGCAAGCTGGACTCGACACTCACCTTATGGAGTATCTCAACCTTAAGGGTTACAAGCGTGTGTTTGATGTTATGGAAGAGCGCGTTCGTAATGGTGTCGCTCAGCTAAAACAGATTGACCAGAAACTTCAAGACCCTAAGCTCTCAATGAAAGACCGTGTGGGTTTACAGAGTGACCGTGACACAGTTAAACAGGATGCTAATGAAGCATGGAATAAGTTGAGTGGGAAGGTCGAAGCTGTACCCGGTGGTTACACACCCCAAAGCATCAATGACGGTTTCCAAAAGCTAGCACAAACTCTTGGCCCAGACGCTATGCAGAAGATTGATGGATGGGCACAACAGGTATTCAAATATGGCCGTCAGTCCCTTGACATGGCTCACGACAATGGTGTCGTCAGCGATGCCGTGTACAAGAAACTAATTGCTCGCGGTGATGAGTACATTAACATGTCCCGCATTATGTCTGACCTTGCTGATAACTATTCTCGCTTTGACAAGCTTGGGAAGGCATCACCTATGTACGTGAGTAAGCAAAACATCATCCGTAACCTTGAAGGCAGCGAGCGCGTGAACCAGAACCCTCTCAAGGCCAACATGATGATTAACAATGAGATGATGTCAGAAGCGATTCGCAATAAAGTTGTTGGGGAGTTCGTTCAAACCGCGACCGCGAATCCTGATATGTATGGCGACTCGTTCAAGAAGGTTGGTCCGAATTACAAACCACTCAAGGGTGAAGCTATAGTCACTCACTATGTTGATGGTAAGCCGCAACTTTATAAGGTGGGCGAAGATGTTTACCAAGCTCTACAAGGCGCTGCACCAATCAACCATGACATCGTATCTAAGGCAATGCAGAGTTTCTACAACGTATTCCGAGCAGGTGCAACTGGCTTGAACTTGGGTTTCCAACTTGCCGCTCTACCAACTGACATCATGCGTCCGCGCATTCTGTCTGATGTGAAAATCTCTGGCAACTGGATGAAGTTCGGTCGGCTGTGGGGTAAGAATCTTGTTGGCTCTCTTACCAAGTCCCCTGAATGGCAAGAAGCTATTCAACAAGGTTACCTATTCTCTGGGCTACAACGTCTTATAACTCCAGAGATGAAATTGGAGACCGCATCACTTGGAGTTGGTCAGAAGATTGCTAAGTTCCGCTTGCTGTCTGCTGCGGAAGATTTGGCGGCAGCCCGTGCTGATGCTGTTAAGATGACTACTTTCCAAATGCTTCGTGAGCAAGGCTACTCTGAAAAAGCAGCCCGCTACGAGACCAAACGCTATGGTGGTATGCCTGACTACTCTCAGTCTGGTGACTTGCATCCTGCAATCAGACTAGCTACAGTATTCTTTAACGCTGACCTACAACACTTGGGTCAGACTATGAGCCGTTTGGCTGACAAGCCTGAGCGCATCCTGCCCATTCTGGGAAGCCTGACTGCCATGACAATGGCCCTCTCCACTTGGAACTACTCACACAAGGATGAAGATGGTCAACCGCTCATGCGCAGAGTCCCTGCTGATGAACGCGACCGGAACTTTATTATCTTGACTGGTGGCACTCATCCCACCTCTAGTGGGTCCTATACGCCCAATAGATTGTCTGTTCGTAAGCCTGACATCATCATGTACACCATCAACCCTGTTGAGAATGCTTTGAACAAGGCAATTGGGTTTGAGAATCGTAAGGCTATTGAGATTGCAGCCGACGCCATTAAGGGTTTGACACCGTTCTCTCATGGCTCTATTACAGCCGAACATCCTGTTAGGGACGCTGCACGTTCAATTGGTGGCTCTATTAACCCGCTGGTTAGAGTGCCTCTTGAAGAGGCTGCGAATAAGCAGTTTGGTACAGGCTCGCCCATTGTAAGCCGTCCAAGCATCGCTCCTCAATATCAAGCTACGGCTGGCACACCATCTGTTTATCAACAGATGGGTCAAGCTACAGGTACATCTCCTCAACGTCTACAACACATTGCAGGGGGACTGACTGGCGGCTTGGCTGATGCTGTTGCACAACAGATGGACCCGTATGTTCGTCAAGGCGCTGCTGGCCCACTCAAGGGAACGCAAGGCGCTAGGCGTCAGCTTCCTGTCATTGGTCAGGCTGCTGCCAGACTCACTGGAGGTAACGTGGACGCTGTTGAACAGCAGGCTACCACTAAATTCTATGACCGCTTGGAGCAAACTAAGGAAGCTCAACAGACCTTTGATTACCTCAAGAAGTCCAATCCGCAAAAGGCTCAGGAGTTCTTACAGAGCAACCGTAATCTAATCAGTACTTCAGGCTTTACAAATAGAGCTGCTATCCAATTGGGTAAGCTCGCACAGATGCGTTCGGAAATCCAAACCAACCCGAACATCTCTGATGAAGACAAGACCAAGCAACTTGCGAACATTGCAAAAGCTCGCATCACTTACATGAATGCGTACAACGAAGCACTGGACAGAGTTCTTTCTCAAGGAGCAAATAAATGAACATCTACATCGCATTAGCTAGTGTTGCTGTCGCTGTAGGTGCAGCCGGACAATTTGCTGACGCATACACGACGTATCAAGGCGTTAAGAAATTTGGTCCAAGCATTGAAGGCGACCAGAACTGGCTTGCTCAGTTTATCGTTAATCACTTCCCTTGGTCTATGGCTATCAAACCCGCAGGGATGGTTGGAATCGGCGCACTGTTGATTGCCATTAGCCCTCAATCAACGGTGGTGGATTAGCCCTAGCTGGTATCCTTGGGACTGCCTCAGCTATCATCAGCTTCGTTACCGCACGCGACAATAGCAACATCAACGCTACAAAGTCATAGACCCTTTAGGAGGTGGGTAATGTTCAACAGGAGATTTGCAGTCCAGAAATGGGTTGGTCGGTATCAGTCTGACCTAATCTATCTCTATGGGAAAAGGACTTTTCAGATAGCGGCTCGTAAACTTGAGACGTTCTTTGAGCATTTCCCTGAGATGACTAATCTCAATGAACTCACTTTGCCTGACCTTGTGGATTATGTTGAGCGCCGGAAAAATGAAGGCGCAAGCTATCGTACTGTTGAAATGGAGATAAGAGCGGTGAGACGTCTTTATACATGGCTCATTGAAAAGTGGATGTATCCGAACGCTAACCCCGCGCTAGCCTTCGCTCCGCTTCCTTTCAAAAAAAGGAAATGCCCCAAATCCGAAGACTTGGGGCAAGTTAAGATTGAGCGTGAACTTCTTAAGGATGAAGACCTAGACTATCTCTTGTAGCCTGTTGGGTCGTCATCTAAAGATGAATCTGAGCAGTTGGGCGGGACTCTGCGTGGCAAATTCTGTGGTTGAAGAAATATTTGATATTGGTTTAAACTTTTTGGATCAAAATACGCTACCACTCCTCCGGGGGTGGTATATTTTTTTGGTCGGTCATCAAGTTCGTTGTGCGTTCGTTCGTACTCCATAAGAGCGAAGCAATAGAACACAACAGCGGCCAAGTGATGTTGACCTTCAGGGTCGATTGAATTACCAGCCCAGAATTTCCATGCATGACGCATCATTGCACCAAAGCAACGTGACCAGCTTATTCCTTTCTCCCAATTACGGTCAGCATACTTTTTACACCCGATGGTATAGACTTCTGCTAGTCTCTCAAGCGGGTATGCTGGTATCAAATCGTAGCGCAATTTTCCGTCATCAAATTTCTTGCCACTTTCATTAGACATGTAAACCCTCCGTGGCTTGAATAATATCAATCAACTCATTCACGCTGCCCAATCGTGGGGCAATTTGAACTTCCTGATTGTAAGACATATCCTTGATGAAGGTTGCACATGCAGGAGCCTTGTCTAGTACATCTTGTACATTCGATGGCTTGTCATCAAGAAAGAAGTCAAGGTCTAATCCAGCCGCAATTAAGCCCTTGTTCGCACCAACGAGAACATTCGTCTCTTCAAGTTGGTGAGTCATGTATAGCCACTTCTTCGTCTGCATTTCAATAGGCATCCCAACGCACTTCTCAGGCCGATGTGTTATGAAGTAAACAAGATGGTTCTTAACAAGCCACCCCAGACTATATGCACTGGGAAGTGGGTCAAGACTAGTCCACCAATCAGGAGTGTTCTCAATGTGCTTCCAGAGCTGACTGTTCTCAGCCTTAGTGACACCAAGACAATAGAAGTCCCAATTATCTTGAATGATTCCTTCTGTGTCTTTATTACAATAGGTCTTGAAGAACTTTCTAGCTGCGCCTGTAAAGTCCGCTAAGACACCATCAATATCCAAACCGATTCGATAGCGTTTCATTTCCCCTCCATTTCATAAATTGTCCACACAGTTCACAACGAGGAGGCCATTCTCCACCAGAATGTATCGGGCACTCCTCACTGGGTTCTAAACCAGCTACAGAACAACAGCAAGTAGTTGGTCGTTGGCATTTATGATTTTGCTTGTCCATAGCCCTTCCCACCGTAGCAACATTGACCATTCGTCACGATACACGAGTAGAGATTGAAGTGACCATTCGACAGTGTATCAATCATCACAAACCCATTCAACCAAGCCGTTGGCCGATTCCTGAGATAAGACGGATTGACATTCCCCGCAGTCGGGGCTATTGTACCCATCCACTTATTACTATGCTCAACTGGTGAAATCTTTGTGTAAGTTTGCGGAGCATGAGTGTGGCCAGCAAGCACGTTACTTGCATACATCTCCACAGCTTTCCGCGCCGGAAATGTCCCTGCTTGGTTCCCAATACCAGAAAGTACCTCTCCATGAATCACCTTTAGCTTTCCTAGTTTGTACATATGGCCAAGAGGAATGATTTCCCAACCACGCTTCTCCAAGTCGAGAAGTGAAACGTGGTCAAGCACGCCTTCCAATTCAGGATGGGCTTCAACAAAGTCCCACTCAAATCTTTCATGGTTACCAATAATCCAAACCTTCTTACAACCCTTGGGCAACAGCTTCTCCAATGGCGTAAGGATGTCCCGGTCAAATCCCTTGATGTCATTCAGGTAGGACTTGCGAGTCCGATACAAAGGCATCTGTTGAGTATGATGTGAGATACAATCGAAATGGAACTGGTCGCCCCCAAAGATGAAAGTTTCAATCTTGTTCTTGGAAAGATAATCGAAGATTGCACCATATGTTCCCTTCGAGTACAGCGGATAATGCGTGTCGAAAACGGCCATTGTTGAACTAACTTTTGACATGGTTCTCCTTAGTTATCTGCATTCAGAACATGTGGAGACACACTATTCTTTGCAACCCTCTCAAGCTTCGCAGCGCCGGGAACATTGTTCCGTTCGTGCGGCTTATACTCTCCCATATAGGTTATCAACCCACTCTCTTCTCTTCGTACATACATGTTGTGTAACGGCTTCCCTCGCCGAATCTCAAACTCCAATTCAAGGATTGGTGTCGGGTGCGACGCTTCGGATTTCCGTGTAACGCCAATAAATGTATCCACAGCACCAAACAGCGCAGAGCTTCCACGTAATTTATCGCCACCTTGTTTAGGATGTTCCTCACTCTGTTTGCCGATGTGATGAACAATTAAGATGGAAGTCTTAAAGGCATCTATCCAACGCTTACAAACTCGCAAGGTCGCGCTCATTTCTTGGGCGCTATTTTCATTGATTAACTGGAACTCCGCAAGTGGGTCAAAGATAACTACGTCAGGCTTACAGGCAGCTATCTCATTCGCAATTGCGACTTTGCCTTCTGGAGTATCAAGTCTTAAGTCCATATCTCTTGACTTGATAAATATGTCCAGACCTACTCCGACTTCCCCTTCAAGCATTGGGAGTAGGCGGTCACGCATACCTTCGTCACCAATTTCTTGCTCAATGTAAAGGACTCTCTGCCGCTTAGTCACAGGCAGGACGGGTATGCCGCTGGCATACTTGGCGTCAAATATATTCTGGCCACGCGCTAGGTCGAGAATCATATTCAACACCACGTAGCTCTTATTATGTTTCGGCGGCCCACCAATTACTGCGAGAGACTGACTAGGCAGTACACCCCGCCCAATGATTTGGGGTTTGTGTACGATTTCGCGCGTCAAAAAGTCCGTAAGCAGTTCTGCCATACGGACTCCTTAGTTACTGAAGTGTTTCTTTCTTTGCACTAGGAAAGGTAATGACCTTCTCCTCTGCTGCCATCTCATCTTCAAACTGCTTGTTCAACTGTGCCTCTGCATGCATAAGTTCAAGCTGTTTGGTTCCCTTCTTCACGTTCTCAGCTACCTGAGCGTCTAGGTGAGCATCGAAGGTTTCTACTTCATTGAACTGAAAACTCTCGACAACATGCTCAAACCCACCATTGGTTTGTTTCGCTCTACGAACAGTGATTTCACTGTTATCTACATTAAGGACATACACCTTCTCACCAGTAATCTTGAGAACTAGAATGTCACCTTTTTGAATCGTCATCAATCCCTCCAAGGGTCAATCTTTTAGCTCGCCCCAACTCTCGCCGGGGTTACCAACTTTAACAGCCACCGGAATCATATAGCCCGCCAACTCTGGCCAGAGCTGTTCCATTGCAGCCGTCAGACATGCTTTCACTTCTTCGACAAGCGCGTAGGGACATTCCACTAGGAGCGAGTCGTGAACCTGTAAAATCAATCTTGCTGGATAAGGAAGTGGGAAGACTTTGGGTACAACCTTCAAAGCCAACTCAACTGGCCATCCTATCCGTTCGTACATCAATGCAATCATGGAACGATAACAGATGTCCGCTCCACTAGACTGCAACATAAATCTAATGCCTTCAGTGTATGCAGTTTGTGACCAGAACCACCGCTTGCGTCCGAAGGCTGTGGTGAGAACACCATCCTTCATCGCTTGATTGCCAGTGCGCTCTTGCCATTGAGCCGAAGCCCAGTTCAGCTTCTTCCACATAGTGAGAAGGTCTTTGCAATCCTTCTCAGGGATGTTATACTGAACCGACATCTTCCGTGGCCCCATACCAGCATCAGCACCGTGATTCGTATGCTTGGCACGACCATATTCATCGGACTTCTTATTTATCTCTTCTTCAGGAAGATTGAATATCTGAGAAGCCAACCATCGATGCTCATTGAAACCGGGGATTGCGAGTCTTTTAAGTCTATCTGCATCGTCAGCGTACCATGAGGCCAGACGATTTTCAAGAGAGCTAAAGTCAGCTTCAACAAAGCACCAATCACTATGCGACGGAACATAGATGTGTTTTGCAATAGGAGGGACATTTTGCATGTTTGGACTACTACTTGCAAGTCGTCCAGTGTTTGTCCCGTGTACAAGGAAATTGGTATGTATTCTTCCAACAGCAACTTGTTTGTCATGGTCAGCATCCTTCAGAAAGGTTCCGATGACTTCATCAAGGTGACGAATCTCTGCAAGCTGCTTGAGGAAAGGAAGCTTGGTCTTGCGGAACAATCTATCAAGAGCAGTCTTATCAGTCGTTACTTTCTTTGTCTTGGCGTGGAGTTGTTTGGGGAGGGCGAGCTTGTCGTAGAGGTAGCGCTCCACAGTTTTTGAAGACTGCCAAGGGACAACCCGTTCAGTGCTTGGGACATGGATGTATTTAATCGGCTTGCCAGATTTGCCAAGAGTTCCTGCCGGAGCAAGTTGTCGGACTTTGATTGGTTTGTCATATGGCTTTAAGTCTATAGGGAGTTGAGCTTCTAATTCAGCCAGCTCACCTATGTACCGTACACGTTGCTTCTTAATGTTGTTAGGGTCAACCTTGATACCTGTATCAGACATCAACTTGCAAATCTTTGCAAGTGGAATCTGAACATACTTGTACAAGTTAGTCAACTTCATTTGGTCTAGGCGCGGACGGATGGCTCTATAAGATTGGGCCGTGGCGTCAACGTCACCAGCGCAATACCAAGGCATGTCTGCCTTAACATGCTTCCATGCGACCATCTGTGTACAGATTGAAGCGATGTGCTCTAGGTCATATGCAGCGGAGTCAGGCGCAATCAAATGGTACATCAACATGATGTCCCATACCTGACAATCAGGACTGATAACTACACCAGCATCCGCAAGCCTAGGAAGGTCAAACTGAATTATGTTCTGCCCAATAGCTTCTTCAGCATTTGCAAAGATTCGTCGGAGTTCCGCAATGTAAATACCCGCGAAAGGTACGACGATAACATGATAAGGGTTACCAAAGTCAGACACCCCGACCATTGTAATCTGCTCGGTATAGCGATTCGTTTCAATGTCGAATACAAGCTGCTTTGGCGAAAATGCTTGTATCTCTTCGACCGTTGGATGTGTGTTATAGTATTGCGGAGGAACCTGAATCCCTTTTTGTATGTCAGATATAGTGTCAGGTATTCTAGCACTATCCCGCATGAGGTAAGAAGGATGTAGTGTTCCGATAACACGTGGTTTCGTCTCCCCTTTCAATGGTAGCGGGCTTCCCCGCCACTTCATTATTCCTTCAGTTTTTCCAGTAAGGAGTTTAAGTGACTCATTTCCGATGGCGTCAATTCTATCCCACGGTCTGCTCTCCAATACAGGTTTAACATGAGACTGAAAGCAGTGAGATACGATTTCACGTCCTTCGGATTCTGTACAATAGCTTCTAGCTTCTTTAGATGTGGGGTAAGCGTTGTTAGGAGGTCGGCAGTTAACTGTGTTGAGAATTGTGAGTTGGTCACGTTGGACTCCAGCCTTACGCCATAAAGAATCTTGAATACGCCCGCTACCACCAACAAGCGGCTTTCCTTCAATAGCTTCCTCAGCACCCGGCGCTTCAGCAATGACAAGCCGAAGTGATGGACCCATTTGAGGTGGGACTAAGTTATTCTCAGGGAATTTTGCCCGCATCGGGCATTGTTCACAAGCAACGCAGTCCTTGACTTTCATTAGCCCTCTAGGTTGGGGAGATTACTTCTGGGAGAGATGCTTGTCGAACAGATAAGACCATGCACAGAACGATAGCCAGAATATAGCGAGGAATTCAAACGCATGAAGAACTTGACCGTTAGCAATAGCTAGCATCGAGTTTACGAAGGCCAGAATTGCGACGGCAAGTAACCCACCTCTCAAAAGGGTCTTCGCCATTTGGTCACCTTTGCTGCGTATCTACGATCTAGTTCCTTGAACAAAATTGGCAAGATGATAATTGTTCCAACCAGTAGTCCGACATCACCTATGCTAATGACTGCGTTTCCCAAATTGATGTTGTCTGCTATGAAATTCAGATGTGTTGTCGGCCCCGCACAGATATGGATATGGTCTAATATTGCGCCACTTTGACCCGTACACTCAGGTATGAACACTGGCATAGAGCCACGATTGGCCAGACTAGCGATGATGTTCAACGTAGCGCCAGTGAGATAGATACTCAGTCCGATTACCAGACTTGAAAGTGTTCTTTCTTGTTTCATTGAATTTCCATTGCGACGAAGCCTTTCCCCTTAACTTGACGATAATAAAGGCAGAGTTCTTCCAACGCACGCCCAGAAATCTCTTTACAACCAACCCGGATTAAGTCATCTTTGCCATCAATGATAATCTTGGGTTGAGTTTTTCCAAGATAAAAAGTCTTGGTATCCTCATCATAAATTAACCGCTTGTGTAAACTGTTGTCACCCATACTCCCTCCTTTATGGCTGGCCCCCTCAGACTCGAACTGAGACAGTCTCCGTTAACAGCGGAGTGCACTACCGATTATGCTAGAGGCCAATCCTAGTTAACCTGAAGTCTGCTTTTGAGTGCTTGCAGTTTGATGGCGTACAACTCAAGGCACTCTTCACAATTAGCACGCGGTTCTTCTAATGCTCGGTACTTGGGATGTTTGCGACAGGCTATTTTAATCATTGGTGGTGTGTCCATTTTGGAAGTCGGTGGATTTTGTCCTCTTGATGTTTAGTAATCTCCAAGCCGGAAATATCACCTGAACGAATCATGATGCCAATGATTGCACTTAAGTCTCCCAACTCAAACTCAAAGTATCCTGTGTTATCAAGACTGTCTGTAATAAACGGATGGACAGAATCATATCCATGTCGCAGAACTTTAGTCGCAGCTTGAATGACTTCGCCACACTCTTCAATGAGTAGATGCAGCCGTTCAGCTTCAGCCAGACTGGGCAAATCGTTCATGTTACCCTCACAATTGTCCATTACTTGCTCCCCTTACCAACATGCCCCTTACCCATCGCGTTATAAATCTTTGCAGCATGTTCCTTCGCCTTTGATAGCGGCATACCCTCTTTCAAAAACTTGTCGCGGATTGCTAGGTATTGTTTAGGCATGATGTTCCTAAGATTGTGTGGGCCGCAGAGTTATCCACGGCCCTAACGCTTTTGGCGGGGCGCTACCCGCGAATGACTTCTCTTACGATGCTGGTGCAGCCGCAGGGGGAGCAGTTGCCGCAGCTACTGCTGTATTCAGCGCAGTAACCTGAGCGTTAATCTGCTGTGCCAACACTTCAACCTGAGCATCCTCAGGGTCAAGCGCAGCCACCTGTGCAGCCAACGCCGCAATCTCTGCGGCTGCTGCTGTTACTGCCGTAACAAGAGCTGCAACTGCGGTTTGCAAATCGGTTAGTCCAGACATTAGTCTCCTTATATCAGCTTGAATTTCGTCAAGCTTTCTGTGAATTGAATTGTACTCAAAGGTCCACATTTAACATCCTTAAGCGGCTGGCCGAACCGTCCAGATACCGAAGACAGCCTTGGGTTCCGTCTCACCTTCCTTAATGAAACGGTCCTTCACTACATCCGCCGTGACGCGCGCACCAGTAGTTGCGACACGATTCAGATAAGCAGCCGTGTCCTCTCCGGGCATTGCATCAATACCAATGGCAATCTCAAGCTTCTTAAGCGCCTGAGCAAACTTCGCCATTGACTTTCCATTCTTTGAAACAGCGGTAGGGTCGGGGTAGGACTGGAAGATACCCTTGCCCTGATGGTCGCCTTCCGCAACGATGAAGCGGACGTTGAGTTCTTCCACGCCGCTAAACTTGTTGGGGCGATAGGCGGAGCCGGGAGCGAGACTGAACACATATGTCCCAAGGGGAATCTGTACTCCTGACTTATCTAGTTCTATATCTGCTAGCAATACATCATTAAACGGCATATCTACATCCTCCTGTTTGATTTATTCAGTGACGGGAACTAGTGTAAAAGTGAAAGGCTTGAAGCGTTTGCGGCAGGTAACATGCGTGATGTCAAACTGCCTAATGAAACGCGTCACTTTCTTTGTTGGCTTCGCAATATATTGTGAGTACAAGCCATTACGATAAAGAGTAATGGCGTCGCCATCCGAAACAGTAACATGGCGATGAGTTTTTTCTCGAATAGCCAAGGCGATGGGACAAGCATCTGCCCTAGCCGACATTCCCTTTGTGATATGTTTTCTCTTCAACCTGACTTTCATTCTACCCTCCTGCTTAGATTTACTACCGGAAATGAAAATTCGGGCAAGTTTCCCGTACCTCTTCAGAGGTCCACCTTCGTGTTGTCAGGGTCAGGACAGAGCACGATTAACGGTTTTCACTTGCCCGAAACTTAATTTTGTTTGGTCTTCAAATAATCTTCATAGGTTTGAACAGCGAGATTGTAGAAGTAGTCGAACGTACCCAGTCCTTTAGATGGGTCAAAGACAACTTCCGGTGGAAGAAAAGACTTTCCCTCGGCGATAGACAATCTATTCTTGGCAAGGATACCACCGCCCATGTTCTCGGTGACAAAGTATCTTTGAGTATATCGAGACTTTGCATCCTTAGGGTCAGCCAATATACTACGAGTCCTAGCCATCAGAACCATGTCAAACATTGCAGTAGAGCCAAGGAACATACTTCCCGCAAGGTCAGGCCCGATTAACATTTCGCCTTGACCATTCTCCGGGTCAGGCTTATCAATTCTCAGTCCACTTGTAACAACGATGTGTTTGTCTTGGTTGAGGAGCTTTCGGAGAAGCTTACGAGTAAGTTCTCCCATGACGCCGTAGTCATCAATCTCAGGAACTCCAAGGACTCTCTTCTGGCTTTCACCCTTTTGGCGTGGGAGAGAGAGCGCCTTTTCTTTGATAAACGTCTTAACCATCTCTGATAGGCTGTCGAGTCCGTAAGACTCTTTTTCTTTCCCGACTGTCCCAGAACAGAACGAGTCAAAGTCTGAATAGGAATCGAGTTCGATGTAGTCAAACGCCTTAGACGCCACAGACATCATTCCCTTACCGTGGCCAGTCTCACATACACCTGCAAGGATATTAGGAAAGGTAGACATGAAGGTCGTCTTACCAGTGCCGGGTTGACCGAACACTAAGACCTTTAGTTTCAATTCTTTAGGGGAAACAAGGTCACGGGTATTTTTTATAACAAGCGTCATTTACCCTCTGTTTTGTAGGTTGATTTAAGCCAGTTGTCGTAACAGGTTTGTCTGTACTTTGTTTCGTCGGGAGACTCAGTTATACTACCAAGAAATTGGTCTTGAAGTCTTTTCAATTCAGCAAGATACCGACCACTCATGGTGCCCGGAACGAATGATTTCAAGGTGAGGACCCCTCTATAGGTGGGATGAACTACGAAAAGTTGGGCAAGGGTAGCATACAAGTATGTGCTTGTATTCACAGAGGATACCTAAGGCTACCTAGAAGGTATCGAGTTTGTTCTTGCCCGAAGGCTCCGTGTACGCGCAATCAAGCGCCGTCGAGCCGGAGTTCTTGTGTCCATACTTCTTATACGGTGGGGCGGGAAAATTATGCATGTAATTTTGATATTTCTGCGAGTTTTAACTTGGTTCCACGCCTAAGCATCTTACGACACTTAGCACAGACCCAGAAAGGGTCACCACTATTCCACCTTAACTCAGCGGGTTCGCCACAGTGAACCACAACTTTGAAAGCATCAGGCATGTTTACTATTTTGCTACCCCCTAAGAAGTGGCGCTTATGTAGCCCAAGCGAAATGCGCTACACTTCTTATACGGATTTCACAGGATTTTATTCACTAATTTTGCATTTTCTTGAAAATAGTTTGCAGGCGGCGATGTAGGGATGATTGAGATATGCAAGTTAGCTTAGCCATCTCTATCTCATTGTATCCCTCAAGGAACATGAATATCAAGTCCCTATCCCCTTGGTCAAGTTTTGCAATTCGCTTCTTAAGGTCAATCTTATCAATGAGCGATACCTTATGCGTAGCCTCTATATCACTGGCGGAAGAAAGTTCCAGCTCTTTATGCCGCACATGAGTGTCTACCGCATCAATACACACCTGCCGGATAATCATTGTTGCCCAAGTGGTAAACTCCGATTTGTTGGAATCAAAGGAGTTCATGTACTTTCGGATTTTGATGAAAGACTCAGGTACGCAGTCCTCAAAGTACTTGAACTTGCGGGCTGAGCGGAAGTATTTGTTGACCGTCCGGCCACAGAAGTCCAATAAATCCACCGCAAATGGGTCCTCGGTGATTGGGCTAGGATTGGCTAGATATGCTTGGGCAAGCTCATTCAACGTCTGCATTGAAGTCTCCGGTAGAGCCATCGTCGAAACCAAGCTGGTCAACGACTTCTGATTCGCTCGTGGCTTTGCCAGTGTTGAACACAGTCTCCCAGTTCTCATCCCATGCTGCACGCTCAGACTTTGATAACATCCTGACTGTACCACGGCAAAAGTTTTTCAGTTCGAGTTCTGCTTTGGAATGATTGTTTGGTGTGCAGCCGCGAGCTTCACAAATATCACAGCGTTCAGGTAGAGCACCTTTCCTACCAGCTTTACGGGCGACATGATGGCTGCAAAAATAGGTCGCTTCAGGATGGAGAGGCTCCGAGACGGTTAACTTGGTGGGACATTTAGACATACTGCACTGGATGGTAGGCAATTACTTTCTCCTTAGGTGGGTTACCACAATTCGTCAAACGCTCCTTCATTAGCTAATCTACGCATACACTGATGAAATTGTTTTCCGTGTGCATCTTTCTCTTTACCCCACGTAGCTACGTGGCATTCCTCATGCAACAAGGTCATCATCCACACTCGTGACCAACGCTGCTGGTCAGGGGATAGTGTAATCTTGCAGCCATCTGACGCAACCTTATCGTCTGGGCACTCAGTAAGCCCCATGTTATGTTGAGGGATAAGCATAGGGTCCCAATCAACCACGATATTCCTTGGCAGATTACCATTAAAATAGACATCGTTGTAAGCGTTGTATAGAAAACTCAGGTAGACAGTATCAGGCTTAAGTGGACACATCGCATCCTGAGCGCCTAAGACAGTTGCTCCAGCCAAAATTAGTATAGCTAGCCTTCGTAGAAACACTTATCCCACCCTCCTTTGCCGCGTTCGCATCAATATATATGGCGCGGCGGCATCCGAATTGCGTGTCTAATAAACGGGAATTATATACTAAATTCCCCTAGTAACTCGGTTCGTGCTCGGTAGCAATTAATGCATAGCCTGATATTGTAATAGTAGTTTCATCGGCACTTATTTGGGCCGGAATGTTGCGTATAAGCAGCGTCTCCAACATTCTTTTAGTGGCCCTAATAGCTCGAATTTTTTGTTCTAGCATTTCATGTATAAGCCAGCACTCAGGTCCGTGAGAATGAGCTGGAGTATGCTTTTCTGGATGATGGCACGCATCTTCCATCGCTTGAAGTTCCACGCGGTAGTCATACATATTCTGTATCTCCTATATAAACGTCGCAGCGATAACGCCTGCGGCAAACCAGTAAATCGCCTTGCGATATTCACCTTGATAAGCAAAGGCTCCTGCCGCCAGCACGTCAAGAATGAACATCAAGATGCAAAAGATTCGGCCAAAGTCGTGCTTCATTAGAAGTCCTTTAATCCCCTTCAAATAATATCCCACGCATGTCCATGTTCACATCTTAGACGTTGCGTGCCACACTTAGGGCAAGATGGATGTACTGACATTTCCAGAATAAGTTGTCGTGCCTCTCTAAGCTCTTTTTCCAATGTAGCTAAAAGTTGCACGATTGATTTGGGTGTTTCTTTCAACTCCACACCCACCCACACATACAGACAATCTTCACATCCGGCGCACCCTTATCGAGATGCTTGCCACATTGCGGGCAATTCCTCTCAGCGTAAAAGGAACCAAACTCAGGAGTCACAACGGTTGTCTGGTCATTGTTGCCTTCAAACTTAGCCATCTTGGGTTCGTTGTAAACTACCATTATCCAATCTCCCCTATACCCTTAATCTGAAGGTATTCTTCCCGTGGCTTAAACTTCGTTTTCCGAATCTCATCTGACCATCCATAAGTGTGGGGAAGATAAAACTCACACTCACCCCATGTATAGCATTGCTCCGTGGAAGATGGCCAAGGCTTGTCTCCAAACTTTTGGCGATACAACTCAATCGTATCTGCGATAGTAGCTAAGTCTAATAACGCCTTATCAATTTGCTCCTGCGTCCGCTCAAGCTTCTGACGGTCAGGAAAGTATGGCGGCTTCTCTCCAGCCGGACTCTGACGCACAAGGATATTCACATAGAAATTGTCAATCTGTTCGTTGGGCCTAAGCTGTCTCTCAGCCCAAAGATACAAACTCGCTTGTGCTCTTGCAGCCCACTTCTGAGGCTGATTACTCTTGGATGACCTGTTCTGTGTCTTATGGTCAATGATATCCAAATGTTCAGTGATATGTGAGCGCACAGTTAAGTCAATCTTCCCAATGGCGAAGTGATGCGAGTTAGGGATGGGCAACCTAAACACATGCTCGACATCCACAACCTCAAACTCTTCAGCCGGATAGTGAGCTTTGTATAGGTTAATCATCTCGACAGCCTCCACCTCTAATGGGTCTATGCCGCTAGGTGGATACCGCCAATTGATACACTCCTTGAGATAGTGCTCCTCAAGCAATTCGTGCTCCCTTGCACCAAACTGCAAAGGTGTGTAAATCTCAGACTTGCTTATCTTCTCAAGACCTGTTCCTTCCTTCTCATACTTCTCTTGATAAAGATACGGACAAGTCATAAAAGCATTGGCCCTACTATTGTCTATGTCGATGACATCACCTCTATTCGTTGCAGGAATACATTTTTGATGTTACTTTACCATTAAGATTGTAATTGGAGAATGGTTCCTTAATCTTCCCCGAAAGAATCGCATCACGCATTGCCACGCGCAAACCATTCTTGTACTGCTTCTTTTCATTTTTATGCCGGAAGTAATATGTGAAGTCAGACTTCTCTTCCCAAGGAATACCGCGCTTCAGCCAGAAATGCTTCTCCTTAGTTATGCTCCAGTCCGCCCCATTCTCCCACCCATTCACCCAGAAGCTTGCTAAGTTTCCTACAGCAATACGCCTATAATTGGCGTACTTTAACCATCGCAACTGGCGCTTGGATGGCTTAACAGGCATTCTCATTAGACAAAAGTACCTATAGAACGAACGCCGTTTCAACTGACAATCTCCAACCTTCAATCCACAACCATTCAATTGAAGGTTCTTCACTTCAGAATTGTGGTATGGAGATATATTCTCATGTGCCGCTGAGAAGTGTCTTGGGTCAGGCTTTGGGAATGGCTTGGCATCAGGATGCACGCGCTTAAAAAACAAGAGTATTGGGTTCGTCCACTCTTGATGGTGAATCCAGTGCCAGTTCTTTCCAGCACCAACTTCTTCAAGACCTAGCTTATGCAGATTAGCTATTGTTGACGACCCAGCGAATGTCCCAGTAGTAGTGAACATAAACTCTGTCGGGACGCTATCCAAATCTTCTGACCCAGTTATATAGCCAGCCCTAATTTCAGCAAGGTCAGGAAAGTGAACACAATTCATGTGTTGACTATCAAAGATAAATGGTGCAGCCATATCTATCCTTCCTCCTCTTCAAAGATAATTGGTGGAAATATTTCATTTTGAGCATTCGCGTTTGGGATGAGATATACTGCACCCGGTACTGCAACTTGAAACCCCGCTTGAAGGGGGTTAGCCTGAACAGGAGCAACATTGCCTAGCCCGACTCCATACTTTCCTTGTAACAACTTATGATACTTAGACTTGTTCCGCCTTGTCCATTTCGGAACCCTGAGAATATACAAGTTTGTTTTGGGTGGCAAAAACTTCGCCAAGAAAGTAATCTTTTTAACAGTCTTGACCGAAAGCCAGTCAAATGGTAATGCGATGTTAAAAAGATTCTTGTTAACGAGATGACACATCCGGGCTATGGCGGCTGAACCCGAATAAATCTCACCGTTATGACTTAAGACATACCGAACCTTGCTTGGCATCTATAGAGCCTCAGCCCAATCATGGACACTTTTTGCCAAACGAATCCCGCTGACACGTTCCAGACTGGAGATGTCTGGCATGGAATTGACTTCAAGGATATATGTCCCATTCGTAGGGTGTACCAGTACATCGACAGCCCCAAAGTCCATTTTCAAAGTCTTGACAGCCTTAACCGCTTGAAAACACATTTGGGACATCATCAAAAGGTCGTCCCGCTTTTCAGAACGGTATTCCATTGTCTTGAAATTCATGACGCTTGGATTCTTGTACTTCTTCTCATAAGCCGCGAACACTTTTTCCTTGTAAACCCACAACCGTAATTCCATCGTGTGTGGTACATAAACAGAGAAGAATTCTTTCTTACCTTCCTCAACAATCGTTTGCACTTGCGAAAACTTTTCGCACAACTCTATGTCAAGACCCTTTTCGTGGTGGAAGTTCCGTGCGAACCAAGGCTTCGACAGCTCGAAAAGCTTGTGGCTCATCAAGGCGACGGCTGGACTAATGAGCTTGGGAATCTTCAATCCCGCTTCGTCAAACAGGAGCATAGCCTCGAACTTGTTGAAAATATTGACGTTAGCATTGAGAGCCGGGACATTTTTGACATACGCATCACGGGTTGAGCAGCCCCAACACAGGATGCAATCGTAATCTTCCTGCTTTGACCGGACTACCTTATGTCCATATTCCTCAAGGTGTGTTTGCATCACCTTGACCCCGGATTCTTCCTTTGCACCACCACGAATGTAAATCTTTTTCATGCTAGTTCACCCCTTTTCCTTTGTATGCCTCCCGACGGTCAATCGAAACCAAAAGTGTCCCGCAACCACCTTCATCCTTATTGCAAGAAAAATTTCCCGCAACTTCTCCCTTCGGAATACGCCATTCCTTGAAGCAATTGGGACACGCTGCTAAATCTGTATCAACCTTGACATTGCCCTTGGTGCGAACTTTATTGCGTACATCAGAATCCCACTTCTTTTGTCTATCTTCATATCCTTGGTACGTCATACGAATAGGTTCGTGATAATTTCCCGTCATGGTCTTGAATTCGTAGTGCGCTTCATGACCACCCGGCCCCATAATCCAAGCCGTGTTATCAGCCATTGGTGCGAGAGCTGCGTGAGACTTTTCAAGCTGAAACCATACACCAAACCTCTTAATATACGGCTTCATGGACTTGTAAACCGCTCCACGCTCTGAAGAGAATGAGAAGAAATTCTCTGTGGAACCCAATATCATTGGCGAGCCTGACCGAAACAAGAGCATTTTTTTGGGCTGGCGACTATCAAACGCTGCCCCAGAACAACTCCCAGACACCTTATTCAAAGTCTTAATAGCCTTCTCATTGATACCCGTGCTGTCAATAATGGCTCGAAGAATGTCTGAGTCAACTTCACCCACTCTTGTCAAGTTCAGACTAGAGAAAAGTGAGTCGTCATTGCTCAAAGTACCATTGTGAATGACAGCACTCTTACCAGCGAACAACGGATGGTTATTGTTGTTGTCCTTCGGTGAACCCTTGGTTGCATAGCGCGTATGAACCAAGGCTCCCCAAGTGTCTTTCTTCAAATACTTCTCAATGAAGTTCTCATACTCTTTAGTGCCGATGAATTGACAGGCTGGCGTATTGATTTTTAAAACATTCAGCTTGCCATCAACTTGAGACAGCACCACTCCAGAGGCATCATTACCGCGATGCTCATTGCCGTTAAGCAAGTGAGCAATCATTTCCTCTGTGATAGGTTCGTCTTTGTACCTAATCACTCCGCCTATGCCGCAAATATAGCTACCCTCCAAGCTCTTTTTGAGCAGTTAAACGTGTCCACTGTTCACTTAGTGCAGTTTCCGTTCTATGACAGTTGGTACACACCATCAAAAAGCAACATTCCCATTCACCTCAATTGCTTTCTTTTTGTGCTTCTTAACAATATCGTCTGGCTTCGGTGCCTCTTGACTCCCAAACTCACCAAGCATGGTTCCGATTAGCTTCTCTTCTGACTTTTTTTTAACCTTGAGGTACTCAGAAGGTTGGATGTCAGCAATCTTTTCATACGAAGTAATTGGAAAGAGTCCTGATTTGCACAAGAAAGTTTTCCACTTTGCTACGATACCCCGGTCAACTACATAGTTCTTCGCAATATCGGGCGGAATATAGATTGTTATTCTTTCAGTGTCATGTGTTTGAAGGAAGTGTAGTTTCTTACCGCTGAAAAGCTTTTCAAACTGAGCGCGCACGTTAAAGCCATTAAATTCATATTTGTCAGGAAGTACGATACCCGCCGACGAACTTGCGAACGTAACTTCAATCCCCTTTGAAAGCAAGCCCGCTGCAACCTCTGGCAGCCCCGGAACATGTGGTGGAATCTCAATAGGGAACACGTCCGCAGCTAAATGATACGGACTCCACGTTGGCTTAGGAAAATAGAATTCCAACGGAGTTCCTTCCGTAAGATATTGGAACAATTCATCGCAAGTATCTTCTGTCGGCGCAATGACAGGCGGATAATATCTACGTCCCTTTGCAATAGCTGGCTTTATAACATCTTTCTTTGTAGAAATCCCCCACGCCTTCTTGAAATCCGCTCCGCTGTACATGGGCATTCCATGTAGATACAATCCCACAAGCGCGATTCTAGCATCATCATCCACATTGGCATACGCTCGTAAGAGATTCTCAACTGTCTGCCGACTCGCACCATCAGTAAAAGGATTGGATGCCATAGTCTCATTCAGTTGATGGAACGTACAAAGCTTGGCAAGAGTTATTGTAAGAAACGCACTCCACGGTGAGTCTAACCATGTTGGCATGGTACGATATTCAAAGCCATGTGGTTGAAGTCTATAATCTCCGGGCTTGCCGTAATTTGTGCCACTTTGTCGAGCGAGTGACCCTTGTTTGTCAACCACATTTGTAGCAACAAGAAGCTTCGTTAAATGGTCAAGACTCGAAAGTGTTGGTTTAATCGCATCTTTCTTCTGTTTCCCAAAGTGAATGTGTCCACCGCATCCATCTGGCGCGCAGAATCCCGGCGCTTTCCAAGCATAGCTATAAAGTTTTGGGTTGTCATCAACCATATGCCGGAAGCAATCTACGATAGACGCAACAACCTCAAGCACGCTTTTGCTTGGATAAGCACGAATTTCTGCTTGGCGGCCTGTCATGTCAGCACCAAAAGCTTTAAGCGTATTAAGCCCCAAATTCTTTGTATAAATATAAGGCGTTCCACTTTGCGGATGAGCAAAGACAAACTCTGGGTCAGCGCCAACACTGAAGCGATTTACATGCCTTGGATTCTCGCTTCGCTTACATTTGGGCGCACCAAAGTATCTATTGCCCCATCGCTTAAGTATGTCATCTGGCGCAGCAATCCCTTGCTTGTGTGCAAACTCCATAAACTCATCTTTGCTGATTCTATGGTTTATGACCAACTCCATCAAACGTCTTTTTTCATCAGCGAATTGCATTATACTGGCTCCCCTGTTGCCATTGAACCAATCTTAAGAGCGAAATTGAGCGAGTCTGGTTGCGCAGTTCCATGCATCCACGCTTCCTCACAAACTGAACTACACATTGGAACACCCCAACACTTCTTGAGTGTTTTGGCATCACAAATCGCACACTTCATATCTCGAAGTAGCAATTGATAAGCATTGGTCAGCTTACGATAGCAATTATTCTCAGCAGCGTGTGTCTTTCTTGGCGCACAGACACCAGTAACTCTACCACAGCATCTACACTCAGCACAGGCTGGCTTGTTACCAAGAAACTCAACTGCCCAATAACGGTATTCCCAGTTCTCAAACTTGAGAAGCGTATCGGCAAAGACCATCTCTTGTCTTTGGGTGAACCCTTCACCTTGCTTCTTTACGTCACCAGCAATGTGATAGTTAGGGAAACCAACTACCTTTTTCGTCTTGGCTTCAACCAAGAGAATCCGCTTGGGCAAACGCTCACCTGCACGCTCATGAGCCTTACGAATTAGCCAGCGCGGGACTTGGAGCACACTCATAGATACCCCTTGATGATGTCTGGTGCATTTATTATCGTGACTCTCTGCCTGAACAACCAGCGATAAGGTTTACACCCCATAGGACGCCTGTGCTGGACTAATTTGTTATCGAACCAGACCAACTGTCGCGGTTCAGACTGATAAATCTTGCCTTTGTACTGAATCTCGGTGGGCGAACTGCTAGCCCAAGTGACAATTCCGCAGTTCATGTCAGCACCTTGAGTTGTGTCTCCGTCTTGGTGCCAATCTTCGGCCTTCTTCGTGTCAAAGGTATACGTCCGCATCTCAGCATGGAGAGCCTTACTAAACCAATCCACTGTTTCCAATGGCCCATGCTTCGGGTCATAGTGAGGCATGAAGCCAATTGAATAGGTTTCATCAGTAAATAGCTTACCCATTCTCTTGGCGTCCCAATCTGAATCATAACGCGGACTGTAATAGCCTAACACAACAAAGGGCTGTTTCAACTTTATCTCCTAAAGAATTCTTTCCCAAAGGTCAAAGTGGCCATGATGCTCAATACCGGGAAAAGACCCTAAAACTTTCCAATCGTTATTAAGCAGGAGAGAAATCTCCTCCTTATTGGCTTCATCAACTGTTGCCATCAACCTTGTAAAACCAACAAGACATGCTGCCTTAACCTTCAAATTGTTAAGCTCAGTCCCAATTCCCTTCTTACGGAACTCATTCTCAACGTACATATTGTGTGACCAACAAATTGCTTCACACATTGGAGCTTGTGAAAGCTTAAATTGTGCTACAAACTTTGGTTCCAGGAGTGTTCTCAATGTGGCATTGACGCATCTATCCCCTTCAATCACATACACCGTTAATGTATATTGAAAAGACAGGCCGCAACCTTTGAACACTAGTTCCAGTGCCGCTTTAAGTCTATCTCCCATATTCGCGGATATGTCTGCGACGACTTCCATCTCTTTCATGTTCTCTCCTTAAAGAAAAGTGTTGAAGAGGCTGACCCAACATACAGCCTCCCCTCAACATTGGCTCTGACCGTTTATATTCGCGGACGCCCTTAACCGTCGCTAAGGTGTCAGTTAGCCAGCTACTTAGCCACCCTAAAGCGGGCTTTCGCCTATTGCCGCTAGGCGTTTGAGCAGATTATTCAGCCGCTCGCACACGCCATGCCCATTACAGGCTTCTGCCAACCTATTGGTTGGACTTAAACTTGTGCAGCTAAGACCCATTATAAGGTGGGTCTAGTACTTCGGGTCTGGCCAAACTGTGTCAATATATTTGGCAAGTATCTTCATAACTGCAATCGTGCCCCATTTAAGAGCATAAGCTTGTACAATCTTGAGCATCTTTCGATTTGCTGCTGCTTTGTCACGCTTAAACCGTGACATTGAAGTGAATTTGTATGCTTTCATCCTTCACCGCCCATCTCAAAATCACCACCAATCTCATATTCAGGAAACAAGTAATCATCCCTGTCAGACTTCAACGAAATGTTTGGCGGGTCTTGCTCAAAGCATCCACCCGGAATCGCGCTTGCATAAGCCATCCCCGGATACGTATGTTCATAAACCCACGCTGGCACTACGCCTTCAACAATGCTCGCATCCTCAGCGAACACATTCACATCCACCATCTTGCGCGTATAGGTAAACCCATTGTTTTCAAGGTAATCCAGCCACGGCCAAAGATACGTCGGCACCCTGAACAGTTCCCCATAAGCTATCTGGGAAACATCTTTCTCAAATCTCAAACCCACGCCACCTCCAATGGGTCTTAGACTAGCGCCTTCTATGGCTGCAAGTCCAATAAACTGTGCTTGATGCTTCTCAAGGTCAAGCTGGAACCCGCGCTTGAGTATTCCGTAAACAAATAAATTCTCATGCTTGTATGTATCTTTGTCGTATTGTGTCATCGTTGTATCCCATGAGACGGATTGCGCTTTGCTGGCACGCTGTACTCCACCTTAGGGCACTCTTGGCCACACTGAATTTCTTCGGTAAGCACCCTTTCACAAAGCGCAAGCTTGGCTGTACGTGGCATAACCTTCTCAAACATGCCATGTTGTTCGCACATGAATTCAAAAATTGGCACCTTTATCTCCTAAAGAATTCTTTCGCCGCTGAGCGTAGGGTTGTGTCCAGTCCTAATGCTCATTGAGGCCCGGATGTACATACCACAACGCTTCAACACGGGCCTCAATGCTTAGTGACCCGCTCCGCGCCGCTTAACGGTATATTACATTGTACCTTAACTTGCATAGTGACAATACGCTGTCAGTCTCCCGACCAACATCGACCCATATAGGGCCGCTGCTATACCACCACCGTTAGGACGCGTTTGCATCCTATCCAGCGGCGAAACTTGTTAGCTAATCTCGCCCATGAGCCAAAACATATCGCCTTGAGACTCATTAAACTGTTGGGTCGTCGTGGTACGGTTTTCACACGACAAGGCCATGCAAATCTTTTGGCCGCCCACAATCCTTGTTGCAAATCGGCCGCACCTACAGATAAACTTTTGATTGACCGTGCCAATTCCATGACACGTCTCGCAGGGCCGATTGCTTACAAACTTCATCCCAAGACAATTTGGGCATCGGACAATCATTGAGAAAGTGCCCACTTACGCAGAATTTTGTAATTAGTCCCATAAAAATGTTGGCAACCAATTTTAATTGACTTAGGGTATCTTGTTACTACTGCCCACTTTCTCCTGTGTCTCAGACCAGAACGATAAGGTATTGTTACATAATTGGTGTACAATGGCGTTCGCATTGCAACTCCAATCCATTTGCGTGATGCAGAGTAAGGTGTTTCAGAGTAAAAAATATCGAAAGGATATACAGCCCGTATGTGGCGCGAACCCAATTGAAAAACCTCTCCACTCCGCGAAGTAACTATTAATCTTTTCATGCGATGTGAAACCTCTCATTCTTCAGATTTGCACGCAACTGAATCGTTGTGTCAACCATATCGTAGCTCCAAAGGCCACCATCAGTCAACTTCCAGTTGCTTTCAATATCTTCAGGAGTTTTTAAGACGCTCTCAATTCCATGCATCCCAGTCTTGAATAATCTATCACCGGATGACTTTCCAATGAAAGAGAAGAAACTCTTGTTCGCCTTCAAGATTTTCCGTGCTGCGACCACATCCCCTTCGTTGATGATTGCCTTAACCTCATCTCCGATTGGATTCCAGTAAATCTTTTCACCATATCTTACATCCATCAGCACCTTTCTTGCAAGCTCAAAGACCATTCGCATCACAAATGGTGAGCAAATCCAGAAATTTGATAGCGTTCGATACTCAATTCCATACCGATTGAGTGCATACTTCGGACGGCGATGCTCGCCAGCCTTCCCATAATACTGTCGTCGAACTGGACTATCGAAGGATGCTGCTGCTCCTACAGCCCATATCCCCAAAATGGCATCGAAAGTCTTAACCAAATCCTCATACCACTTGTTGTCTCTCTTCTCACCAACCTCAAGATGAACATGCCCACCCGCAAATCTATACAACAATGCTCGCGGGTCACCAACATAGAGCCTTTCCTCACCATAAGCATTATAGCTTGGCATACATCCAAGCTCTACATAGCCATCAAGCAAGGAATTCATCAACTTTGTAGGAATCTTCACGACGCTATCAAGACTCAACTTCGCGCTATTATCCCTTGCGCGTGCTTGCTTTAGCAGCTCTTTCAGAAAGTTTTGTTGCAACATAATCATAAAATTGAGACAAGTCCATCCCCGACTCAACTTCCACTCAGCTTGAAATCCATCCCAATACAACTCTCCTGAATTAAGTTCAACATCGGGATGTCCCACCTTCAAACCCGCATCCTTTGACGGCAAAAAGTCAAACGCAGGTAACAATTTTGCCTTACTCTTTACGAAAATTTCAGGGTCACACCCCAACGACGGTTTTACCATCTCCCACCTCCCGTTTAGCCATAGGAACTCTTGAAAAAACCCTGACTGCACACTTCGCGTCAGAACAAGTCTCTTTACGAATCAAGCCATCAGTGTGTTTCATTGTCAAATACATAACACCTACTGGCCCTTTACACCTTGGACAAGTTGTCATTGCTTATTAGCCTTTGCAGCTAGAGCCATCGCACGATAGCGCCAATAGACAGCAGCCGCATACCATGCTTCAGCATTTGCGGTTGTACATACCCAATATTCTCATTTTGTTAGCTACTATAACTTCTCCACCATATTGCTTGCCACGCGTATGTGCCTCTTGGTATTCAACTTTGAATATGGCCCCATTAACCCAAAGGCGGCGTGCATCTCGCCACTTTTCAAAGATATGAAACCCACTCTTGTATGACAAGAAAGGAAAATCACGGGATATGCGAGTCTTTGATGCTTCATACCACAAATTTTGTTTGTAGGTTACATTCGGCAAGACATAATACGCTCTATATAAGGTTTTTGTACCATTGTACACATCATAGCTAACTTTGAACACCTTATACCCAACTCCTGCTTTTTTCTAGGCGCGAAAAACTTCACACTATCAAGACACATAGAAGTGATGGTCAGCGTTGCATTTGCCTTTAGCCATTATCTCAAATGCTCCTTCGCAATCTTCATCGCATATGGCAACAACATATTATTGCAGCCATACTTATGCATCTCTCCAGATGTCCAATCAACCAACCCCAAGATGCCACGAGCGTTCACTTTATTCCCTTCACCACGAAACATGCACAACTTTGCCATGCGCCTTCCAACAACTCTTGCACGCGCAAAGATTGCATTCACTTCGCGCCTTGCAAGTTCATGCCGAAACTGTTCAACTGTTAAGCGCGATTTGAGGATTGAGCCGAGCATTTAGCAATCTCCTTTTCAAACGCTTGCAACAAAGTCGTGATAACCTGTTCAATCTTAAGCTGAATCAGCACTGGCGGCGAGACTAAGCCTTCAGCTTCCGCAATATCATGAAGAATCGCCCGTGTTGCCATTTCAGCGATTTCAATAACCCTGTGCGAGCTTGGCTTAATCATAAAAGTTAGAGTTCCTCTCCCTTTGTGATGTAAACCTTTGTTGCTGCTGCTTGCTGTTGTGCGCGCGCACCCTTTGCAGCCTGCCGCTCGTTGTATCGCTTCTGTGAGTCAAAGTGTGGCTGGCTCGTCTCGTGTCTGCGCGAGAACCACTTAGCCTTGCGTGCTTCTGCCGCTGATGCAAATCTCGCTTCGCTCATAGAAACTAGCTCCTCACTCGTTTGTCTGAACATTGTACATCACAGCAAACTGCGTTCGCAATGACGACCTGAATTGTCATTCGCTCATCCCCACCCAAATCACGAAGCTATTTCCCCACCTCAAAAGGGTCGAGAGCACTTTGAAGCTCACGCTCCCAACAATATAAGCCATCACCAAAAACCACGTCATCACGATGATAAAGAATGCCGACAGAAAGATTGTGACGAAAACGCTTGCAATGTCACTCAACATGAGTAAACCCGCACCTCCGACAAGTTTGTGTTTCAAACAACCAAAACCGTCCCCAAGGATTCTGATAAGTTGCCCTATCCTTGATGAAACTATGTGGGATAAAGTAGGCGCAAAAGTGCGTTCTATACCATACCCAAAATTTGATTTTCAGTTGCCGCATTACTTCACACCAACCTTTATGGAATCAAGCCATTTCTTGTCACTCACCGTCAATCGCAACTCATCGGGATTCTCTGGATTAGCAATAATCCCTCTCTTGTGGTCATCCATGTGCATCTTCAGCAGCAAAGCTCCTGCTGATTCCCGATATGTCCGAAACACACGGTGACAAAGTTCGCACTCAGTGAGATACTGAGGATTTCCAAAAGCATCATGAGCTGGAACTTTGTCATCGTCCATGTTTCTTCCTTAGACGGCTTGGGGAATTAAACCGTCTGAAAAGGAGGTGGGTAATCTGTGCAACTGTGGAAATTGTCGGCGGCTGGAAAGTTAGGAAATAAACAGAACGCCATTGTGAACGCTCTACTAGATTCTCTGCCTCATCCATGATGGCTGGTTGAATCATCTCCGCACTTGACCATTGTTGGATATGCTTGACGCCCGTTGTGCCTTTCAATTCCTTAATTCTGGCTTGTCTTGCCTCGACTTCGAGAAATCTTTCTACTGTTTGCATCCCTGTCCTCCTTTATGAACGAGATTTGAAAACCAATCAACGCTCCGAAGAATACACAAGCTATATATTGATGTACAATCAACGAAGATACTGCCAGGTATCCAAATATCGCAGCCGCAAGGTAGTGTCTCAAGATGCCTTCTCCAAAGCTTCAACCGCTGCCGTCAACTTCAACTTAGTGACTTCCTTGCACCAACAAGGTTTCGTATGCTTGTACGGCTGCAAACAGCTTCCCTTCGATTGCTTGTCTGACATGCGCATCCGAGTAGCGAACAGCCTACCCTTCAACTTTCTGCGCATATCCTCCAAATTTCTTGTTAGCTTCAACGATTCAAACCCTGTAATGTCACCATTCGCAATGGCAATGCTGATTTGCGAATCAATCCTATCAAGTTCCTCATTGTCAGCCCCAAACTGTGCTCTGCCGTACACCGTTACACCTTGTCCAGTGCATCAGTAATTTCCGGCTGACCATACAAATGAGTCAGACTGGCAATGATGTTTTTCACGCTGAGATGCGAAAGAGCTTCTTGCGTGAATGTTAGCGACCCAATCGGCCATGAATAAACCACTTGATTTTTCATTGGACCCTCTCTGCCCAATGCACCATAATGAATCTTCGAGTGCTTACGCTCACCTGTTTAAGCTCTCTCCAGAGTGACTTAATAACTCTCTGTAGCCATGTCGTCTTTTTATCTTTTCCCATCACACAGTTATAGGCATCAACCTGAGACATACCATTAGCCATGTGATACCTAATAGCTTCTTCAATCTTTGAACTACGTGAACGATGATTAGGAATCATGCTGGTTGCTCCCCTTCAAACGATTCACCGGATGCTCGCCGGAAAAACTCATCCAGCTCTTCGGAAGTCTTGCGCTTGTCACAAATCTCAGAATATGTGTTGTATTTCGCAATCTCTTGCGCCATCACAGCAGCGGGTTTAGCAAGACCTGTCGGCACAATAGCCTCTTGCTTCGGCTCTCTTGCCATCAAATCACGCTTCCATTGTCGAAAGCGTTCATCACGCAATTCCCTTGCTTCGCCAATCGGTCTGTCGCTCATTCTGCACTCTCCCACTTAACTAGAGTCTTAACAGCGTGCTTATAACACACTTTCGCAATCCTCTCGCTAACCCAAAGCAACTGTTTCCAAGGAAACGCAAAACTCACGTTATACCCTTGACGCCGAATTGGGGTTCCTGGCGCTGTCATGAGATAATCCTCAGCGTATTCAGCCAAACAGTCAATTCCTGTATGACAATCAACATTCCCCATACAATGCAATAAACTGTGGCGAGTCTTGAGAAGAATCTTCCCATTGCGTCAACGACCCTTTGCAGGTGGGATATTCAGCCTGCATAAACTGGTGTGAAACTCACCCTTCTGACTGGGATGCTTGCAAACTGTGCAAACAACGTGAAAATCAGACTTGATGGCTGCTTTCATCGGCTGCTCCCTTTGGCGCTTCGGCTTTCACAAAAAAATTCGACCTCAGCTTTAGCCTTTGAGTAACCTTGCGCCTAGCTTGTTTACACCTGTTACAGACTTTCCGATAGGTATCGAGTTTAGCATCTACCGTAATCACTATATGGCAATGGTCACCCTTGCATTGTGGGCAATAGTGCCAGCATTGCATGTCGCTTATGGTAGATGCAAAGCTCATGCCTTGGCTGCCTCTACTTGCAAGCGCTTAAGCTTAGCCCGCAAGTCACGCCTATGAATTCGGCGCGCCTGACGCTCAAAATCCGCCACAGACTGTCTCAACGGCCTTCCACACTGTCGCACATAGGTAATGCCATTGACTTCCACAGGCACACCTCCTAGTTAAAACACAACATGCAAAGCACAAAGAGCATGAAATAGCCGAAATCAATACACTTTGCTCGCATTGAAAGCTCCTAAGCCAAACCCTTACAGACGTTCTGATGCGGTTTGCTCATGTGATAGCGCGCTAACTGGCTGTAGTGCTCATTAGCGGCATATATTACCCTCATCAGTGCCAGTATTACTGGCATACGGGGGAAGTAATCCCCCGTTTCGGGTATCCCCCGTTTCGGTTAGACCGCCTTGGCTGGCTTTTCTGCAAGCTCGCCAGCGTGTTGTTCGATAAACGCGCTTATGTCGCTAGTGAAAGCAAGCAACGCTGTCCATTGCGAGCGGTACAGGGTAAGCGGGAATCGGCCCATGCCATATACGCTCACGCCGCCCTTCTCGGAAATCTTCAGCGACAGCTTACCCGTACCCCTTGACTTCAACTGACCCTCAAGCTGGGCGATACGGTCTTTCAACTGCTCGTTAGTTAGGTTGTCCATTGTTCACCTTTACCGAATCGGGTAAGCCAGTCGTTAAGTGGTGATTAGTGGCTGGTCACTTGCCGATTGCGGTCGCTTCTCACAAAAAAATTTCCGATAAAGCTATCCCATATCCTGCCTATAGAAAAGGCTATGGGCCGCGCGCGTGTGCGTGCGTCAAATGGTTCACCCAAGACAGATTTCTGAAATCAGAAAATGTTCATAAACCCTTTAGAATGAGTAAATATGGCTTCTTTTGCCTATATTGATAAGAAAGGGGTTAATGAGCCTTTGTGGGTTGAGGGCAAAGGACTTATGAATGGGTCCTATCTACTTTATTATGAATAAGTTAATTAGGGGAGAAATCTACTTGTTGAGAACAAATGACTTAAGCCCTTGTGTGAACATCGCGCTGGGACCCATACGGTAACCTATAAACTATTTTCAACTATTTTCACTTTGCTCTGCATAAAATTCCGGCTGTACCGTATAAGAAGTATCACCTGCGCTTGGTGCTACGGTGATACGAACTACTCCGTAGTTCGCCGCACGCGGCTTCTCAAAGCGTAGTGTATATAAGACTATGGCCCGACCAGAGAAAACTGAAGACTGGCATATTAGCGCAGTAGAGTTAATGGCTCGGACCGGGTGCTCTCTTAAGCAGGCTGCAACCGAACTGGCTATACCCGTTTCTATAGAGGAATGCAATCTTATTCTTCGTAGGTCGGGTTTTTCGCGTTTGCTCTGGGAGGCTCGACACAGGTATTTTGCTAATCTGGCGTCTGACCCAAACTTCAAAAAAGACACTATGGTGGGCAAATTGATTACTTTGGCCCAAAAGCTTGAGGAGGAAGGTAAGCATGATGCAGCGAGCGAGGTCTGGTTCAAGCTTGGGAAGACTATGGGGTGGGTCGGACCTGAATCTACAGTTAGCGTCTTCGGTGAATTGTCTCAAAGAGATATGGATGCTATTAGGGAGAAGGTTAAGAAGGAAGGCATAAAGCCGAGGGTGCAGTAGTGAAGGCGCAAGATGAGAGGTTGTCTAAGGCTTTCTTAGAGTTACAGCGACTTCCAGAGGAACAACGGCTCCTAGCCATTGACCTTCTTGAAAAGAATCGCCGTAAGAATAGTTATATCAAGTACTTTGAGCCTTGGTCTGAGCAAAAGATTGCTCTGGAGAAGTTCACAGACAAGATTAAGGTGTTTGGATTGTTGGGCGGAAACCGCTCTGGTAAGACAATCCTTGGTGCGTTTATCGCTGTCGCGTGGGCGCTTGGAAAAGAATACTTTAGGGATGAGCCAGTGTGGGAGTTCATTAAGGACCTCCCCATCCCAGAGCCTCCGAACAATATATGGCTAGTGGGACTGGACTTCGGAGTTCTGCGCGATGTAATCTGGTATGAAAAGCTGCGGCATGGGAAGAACCATCCGCCATTTCTTCCGAATGATTCGAGTGTAATTCGGAAGGTTTCGGATTCAGACTTCCAAGTCTTCTTCGAGAACGGTTCATTGATGACTGGGAAATCGGCTGATGCTGGGCGGGAGAAGTTTCAAGGCGCTTCCGTTGACCTAGTTTGGATTGATGAAGAGTGTGATGAAGGGGTTTATGATGAATGCTACCAGCGGACCGTTGACTGTAGTGGCAAAATCCTACTCACTCTTACTCCTCTCACAGATATTAATAGTGGCGTCCGTACTCCTTGGGTGTATGACCTCTATGAGGAATTCCGCGTTGGTGGTAGCGATGCTCAGTTTTGTCAGCTTTCAACAATCAATAGCCCTTTTGTCCCCCAAACTGAGAAAGATAAGCTACTTGAGCGATGGAAAGGGGACCCTGAAGAGGGAGCAAGATTGTATGGGGAGTTCGTCCGCAGAAGTGGATTAATTTACATTGACTGGGACCCAAAGGTCCATGTTATCCCAGCGAGACATATCCCACAGCATTGGCAAAGGATTGTGTCGATTGACCCGGCCGCTACAGGAACAAACGCTGCTGTTTGGATTGCGATTGATGATGATTCCAATATGTATCTGTATCGAGAGTATTATGAAAAGAATCACATCGTCAGTGAGCACGCAAAGGGAATTAAACTTAAGAATGCTGGTGACCCCGTAGACATCTGGCTCCTCGACCCAACTTGGGGGAACCAACGGAATGCTGAAACTCATAAGACTGGTGCACAACTTTGGCGTGAAGCTGGTATCCCAGTCAGACTTCCAGATGTCGGTGAAGATTTTGGACTAGCAGTCTCAAGAGAATATGTGAGGGCGACTACTCAACCTGCCCCGCGACATCCTAAGTTCTATGTTTTTGAAGGGTGCCCTAATTTCATTTATGAGATTGGGCATTACACTTGGGATACATTTGCGAAGGGTGTTAATAAGGGACTGTCAAAAGAGAAGCCCCGGAAGCTTAATGACCATGCCATCAACGCTTGGCAATATGCTTGCACTCTCAGACTAAAAGGCAAGCGGAACGTGCAGAAGCGTCGAATGATAACTGAGTGGGATGAGTTGATGGACAGTGTGAAAATAAGTGGAAATAACAAATCGTACACGTAGCAGAGAATAAAATGATTCAGAATTTTGTCTTCGAGATTGGTCATCCCAAGAAAAAGGAGAAGAAAATGATTGCAGGATTCTTGAAGGTAGTTCCAGAGTTTGTAATTCAGGGTGGTGTTGGCTACGTTGCTGGCGCATTTACACCCGCAATTGGTAGAAAAATCAAGGCATTGTTCGTGAAGGATGCGGATGCGCTTAAGGTTGATGTTGCTAAGGCCGACGCGAAGTTGAAAGTTGCGCAAGCGAAGCTAGATGCGAAAGTGGCTGCTGCTGCTTCTGCCGTCGAGAAGAAGGTCTAATGAAACTACTCAAATATCTCTCTCTAGCGACAGTCTTTTTGCTTGCATCTTTGTTTACTCCGATTGCTCCGGCAACGGTTAAAGCACCGAATAGCAAGCTCGTTATCTATGTAGGTTCGTTGTGTCAGGACCAAGATGATGTTTGTCGTGCGGTGACTGCTAAGGTAGTGGAGTTGTGCAAGACTAGTGAGCTTCCAGTTGTTGATAAAGCGGCTGGTACTAAAGACCCCAGTGGCCCGGAGATTGATATTCAGAGTATTCCGGTAGATGCACAGAAGAGTGCAATCTCTTTCATTGCCATCTATCATGTACAAGGCGTTCCCTATCAAGCTTGGCTTGACTTTAGAGTCTCAAAGGCTCCCATTGCTAATGATGAGAAGTCAGTTGCCAATGCCGCAGGGGGAATGGTTGAACTCTCGATGCAGGCTTTTAAAGACTTCCTTAAATGGGAAGCACAGACTTCACAGGCTCCTGTTGAATCTCCAGCACCAAAAGACTTGGACAAGACCTAATCCACTTTCAAAGGGTCCTCAACTATGCAAGGTAAACAGCAGATAGTGGCATATTTCGTTCGCCACGGACAATGTGAAGCTAATGCCGAGGGGAGATTCCGTGGAACTAAGACGGACTATCCTCTTTCAGCACAAGGCCATCATGAAGCTCAGGAACTCGCCGATTACTTCTCTCATATTAAACTTGGTGATGCTTGGACTTCTTCAAAGCAGCGTGCTGAGCAGACGGCTGAAACTGTTCTGGAGCCGCTTGGTAAAGTAGCGAGTCCCACAGAAGGGCTACATCCTTTAGATGTTGGTTATCTTTCAGGGGAAAAGAAGGCCAACCATACAGATGATATTAAGTATTTCCAAGAACATCCTCAAACTGAAATCCCCGGTGGCCAAAGTATTCAAGAGTTTCGTAACAAAGTCAAACCCCATATCCTTCTTCCGATTCGACGGGGCATCGAGAACGGGGTTCCGAGTATCACTTTTTCACACTCCAGCATCATCCATGAGGTAGGAAACCTCATTCATGGTGACCACGGTGCAGCTCTGGTGAAACCGGGCGGTGTAGCAGCAGTAACTTATGATGGTAAGTACTTTAGGGCACATGCGGTCTTCAAGCCTGCCCCAAAGAGAGACAAACAAAGTATAATGACTTAGGAGGCAATGATGGCTGAACCAATTAAGGCAGCGTCAGAATCAACAGAATGTTTAGGGCAACATCGTTATTTCGCTCTTGACATGATTATCGAGAACGATTTTTCAGTAACAATCCCATTGATTTGCACTCAATGTGGTGGTCTCAAACTTCACAATCTTCGCATAAAAGCGAAGGAAATCCATAAAAAGGAAAAATAAACGTGGCTATTACTACTAATAACATTCAGTGGATTGGGCAGCCCCTTGCGGCAGCGGCTCAAGGTCAGCGTATGAATTCAAATGATAGCGGGCCGTTGGGCCAGAACCTCGTTGGTATTGTACAGTTGACTCTTGACGGCGTTGCAACGACTACGACTCTAAACTTCATTGACGGTACTCAGAAAGTGTACCAGAACGTATATGTACTGCCGGTTTTGTCGGTTGCGGCTCCGGTAACCATCGGTGGCGTGGCAAACCAAGCTGTCTTCTCTGGAGTTGGCTCTTACGGGCTGCTTCGTGTTGGTCAGTCTGTGACGTTTGCGGGCTTCACGAACGCGGGTAACAACGGAACCTTTACCATCAATGCTCTGACGACTTCCAGTATTCAGGTTACCAATTCTAGCGCGGTTGCTGAAACCAACCCGGCTGGCACTGTTACCTTGGCTATTGGTCCGGTTGCCGTAGCTTATCAGGTTGCCCGTGTGTTGGTTGGGCCTAATGGCGTGGCAGATACAGCGGCTTCTTCGACCACGGCTATTGTCACGGCTCAGTCTCTCGCTTCATTGTCCGTCACTATTTCGTCTGCTGGTTCGGTTAGCCAGCTTTGCTCGTTTCTAGTTGAAATCTGGCCACTCTCGTAAACCAAGGATAAAGGAGAACTCATATGAGTCTTTTCAGAAATGAAAATCCTAACCTTGGTCCGCAGACTACTCTTCAAGAATTGTCTGGATATGGTTCAGGAAACCCGATAGCACAGAACTTTAAGCCCGGTACGAGAGAAGTTATCTCTATACCTATTGCTGCGGCTTCTGCGCTAACGCAGTATATCTTTCAGGCACCTTGGACGTGTCAGATTGTTGGTATTAGATACAATTGCACCACGGCGGCTGGAGCGGGTGTGCTCTCTGTTGAGCGCATCATTGGTGACTCCGTAGCTCCTGCGGCTGCAAACGGTACAACGATTATCCTGTTGACGGCATCTACTGCTACTCTTTCAGGATTCGCGGCTAATACCCGACAGAACTTCGCTCTTTCAGTTGCGGCTGGTTCCCCATTGGTTCTCAGTGCGGGCGACCAGATTGCATATTTCCTGTCTGCGGCTCCGACCTCACTGGTTGGCGGCGTCATTCAGATTGAAATTGCACAAATCGGATAAGGTAGAACTTGCTTAGAGACCCATTAAAGGTGGGTTTCATTTGCATGGTGCTTCACGGGGCTGGACCTCAACAACTCGAACCCTGTTAATATTCTTGGAGGGGATATGTTACTTGCACTTGCTGCTGTATTATTTTCGCTGGCAGGATTTGATGCGTATTTGACTCGTAGGCGTGTATTGGACTATGGGGCATTTGTAGAAATCAATCCTTTGATTGTACAGCTAATCATCAAGCTAGGCCCAGATTTCGGCCCTATCATTGGGATTATGCTCCCGGCCGCAGCGTGGATTGGACTATTCGTAAAACTTGGTTGGCCAGTCGCTCTTGCTATGATGATTGGTTACCGTCTGAAATTGTTCGTAAGCCAGATTCAGAGTCTCCAGTTTGAAGGTGAACTGAAAGAACTTAGAGCTGAACTGGAACGCCGACATCAGCAGCGACTCTTGGGCAACCCTCCCCCTAATGAATCTTCGGATTCTGAGTCGCTGCTTACTCCTCCTGAGGACAAAAATGATAGGCAATCTTAGCCGTAAAGAGATGGACAAGCTAGCAAGCGAACTTCTTGGGGAGAAGTTTGTGCTGGTTTGCTCTATTCACAAGCGTGGTTACGGCTCAAAGAAGCCTCCTGTCTTCAAATGTAAAGAATGTGCTATGGTAGAGTTCGTGGGATTGATGTGTAACATCCCAGATGACCGTAGAATGGAAGTCCTTGAGATGCTAGAGTACAGCACTAATCGGCTGGTTGAGGCTGAGAAGCGTGGCGAGATTGACGCTATCAAACTCTTCAAGCATCCAGAAGTTACCGTCGGAAAAGAATAATGCTGGCACCAGAACTATTCAATGTGATGCAGGGTTATACACCGCCGGGGGGGTCATCCACGAATCCCTATAGCCCAACCATGATTCAACATACGCATCCCATACACCAACTTGCACAATGTTGTATACCTCTTTTTATGGGATTGCTATGGAAAATTTCATCCTTGCTGCTATCATCGTAAACATCTGTCTGACTGCCTATGGTATTTGGGGTCGAAATATTGGCAAGCAGGATGTTCCTGAAGTCACAGCTCCACCTATAATGGGTCCTCTAACCACTCCACTTGATAAGAGACATGCTGTGTGTGCGAAATGTGGATTCGTAGTCGCTGCTTTCAAAACTTACATAGACGGAGTTTATTGTGCAAACTGTCGCACAATAAAGTAAAATGGCTCAAAGTTACATACAGTTACCTACAGACGCAGCTAATACTGGTAAGAAGCTTCAGACTTGGGACAATACCATTGCTCTCAATGACGTATATGCTGAAGCTACTGTTCTAGTAGATTCAACTGGCATAGAAAAGGGAACACCATCCAATCCTGTTAGAATTGACCCGACAGGCACCACAGTTCAGCCTGTGTCCGGTACAGTTTCAGTTTCGGATTTTCCTGCATCTCAAGTGGTGGTGGGTAATCTCACAAACAACAACGCAGCCCCCGCTGCGAATAATATGGGCGTGCTTCCTGCGCGCGCGAACGCAGCCGCGCCGACGTGGACTGAGGGTGACCAAGTTCTTATGTCCGTTGATTTAAGCGGCGTGCAGCGCATGAATGTCGCAGAATGGAACGGCGTCATCGTCGCTTCCCCGCCTGACTCTACTGGCTCTCCGTCTGTAGTGGCTAGTGGTCCTAATAACGCATCTGCTATGGTTTGGACTGCGGCGAACGGTGGCGCTGGTACAGTATTATCTATCCTCTCAAATTCAAATCATTACGCAACACTGGAAGTTGGGCAACTCGTAACAGCCGCATTGACCTCTGGCACTTACTCAATTCAAGGTTCACTCGATGGAACCAACTGGCAACCCCTCGTGGGTTATAGTTATCGGGCAGCAGCATTTCAGGGAGGGGGTACTTCCGCATCTCCGACGTTTATCGGTTTCGGGGCAGGACCAACTTACACGGTTCTTTCTTTTCAAGTCGCGGGTTTTCCGTGGCTGCGGATGATTATTGGAACTGCAATCGGAGGCACAGGTACAATTGTCACGACTTCGTTTGCACTCTTGAGCGATACTCAAAGTCAACCTATCTTGAATCCAAGTGTTGTCTATCAAGCAGCGGTTAGCACCGATATTGTCTCTGCATTGGGTCCACTTAATACGTTGACGAATAGCGGGGCTATTGCTACGGTGCAGTATGTTTCCCCCGGTACGACTTCCTTGACTAGTGACCCCGGCATTGGTAATTCTGCGCAAGCATTGCGCACACCTGCAATTTTCAAGACGGTCGCTTTTACCACTGCAACATCAACTGCTGTCTGGACACCAACCTCAAAGAAGTTTAGATTGATGCGGTTCATGATTGACCTCACTTCAAACGCATCTCAAACGGTTGGTGGAGTCCTTTCTATTTCATTGAATGATGGTGGTACAGCATTTGGTGGTGGTAGTAACACAACGAACAACGGAATCGCATTTTCTGTATTTGTCCCAACTACAACTGTCACAACAGGTTTTGGGGGCTACACAACCGGATGGATAGACTTGGGTAATGGTTATCTTTCTACGACAGCAGGAAACGCATTAAACATTGCCATTTCTACGGCCCTTGTTAATGGAACAGTCAGCATATCCGTTTGTGGAACGGAAGAATAATGAATACTTACGTGGTTCAAACTGTAACTGAAGTAGGAGATGCGCTGACCATTACTGGAACTGTAAATGGGATTCCTGTAACAGTTTTAACATGGGTATCTGCGGCTGGAACACGCGTTGATCTGCTATTGCCTTTCAAAACTTCATTGCTCCACTGATGCTAGCACAACTCCCTAAAAGCCCAACAGTAGTTGCCGGCCTTCAGAATCTTACATTTACCCAATAAGGAAAACTAAATGTCACGTCAAGCATCTGTTTTAATTCCTACACCGACTGTAGCCGCTGCTGGTGGAGCTATTGCAACCAGTTCATCTGACATAGTTGTCACTTTGGCCGCTTCTACGGCATCTGGAAACATCACTATTGGTAAGAACCGAATCTTTGTTGTTCAGTTTAGTCCGACAGTCGCACCAGCAGCTCCCGCGAATATGAACATTTCATTTGGTAACGCTGCTACAACTGTTGTTGTACCGACTGCGGGTAACTGCTATGCAATCCCGGCCCAACAGCAAACTACGTTTGATATGGGACCGACTAACGATACCATCAACATTATCTCTGGCGTTGCAGGAACTTGCTACATAAAACTTCTCGGCGTAAACTAAGGTAAACTCTCTTGGCTAATACGATGACTGGCCCTGAAGGGGTGATGTCTGTAACAGGCTCCAATAATATGGGAGCGGCAGGTTCCGTTAGTGGACCAGCTATCACTCCAGCTCAGAGTGAATCAACGACCCGTGACAAGGAAGTTAAGAAGCGTTGGGTATTGGACCAGCTTCAACGATTGCGCAACTTCCGTCGGCCCTATGACCAACGACGAGCGTATTACTATCGTCAGTATATTGGTCAGAGAGACCGGAAGATGTTCCCCGATAACATCACTCCCCGGTCGAATACCTTTGTTCCTATTCCGAACTCGGATACTGAAGCTATTGTCTCGCGCGTCCATGATGCTTTCTTTTCACTTGACCCGTGGTTAGAAGTTCGACCCACAGGACCATATGACTGGCTTTCTATGCAGTCGGTACTGATGACCACATTGAAGAAGGCTAAGATAACCAAGCAGATTGAATTGTTCACCCGTGACCTTTGTATTTATGGTCATGCTGGAGTGAAGGTCGATTGGGATTGGGACTTTGATGTAGCAATGGGACCGGAACCCGTGTACCAACAGGTTCCTGTTCAAGACCCTCAGACTGGGGCCATTCAACGTGGCCAAGATGGTCAGCCTCAGATGCAGAACGCAATTGACCCGAATACTGGCCAGCCAATACAAATTGGCACCAAGATGGTTCAAAAGGCTGTTCCGCGTAACTGCCCGAAGATTATCCCCATTGACATCTATGACCTTTTGATTGACCCTGATGAGAAGATGAAAGCGCATGTCTTCGAGATTAGTTGGGGCGAACTTCAACGAGAAGCTACTGCTAAGCCTGATAGGTACTTCCCTGAGGCAATCACTGAACTCACCAATCGTCTTCGGCAGTATCAGGAGAACGACCGGGATGGAATCATCATCCGTGTGGCTGAGTTCTGGGATGATACCAATAAGACCGTCTCAATGGTCTCATTTGGTGAGGATGCCGATGCAATTGGATGGAAGGACCGTCGTTACCAATATCGCAACGCTTCTTATTCTGCTTACAAGCGTCGTGTGTATAATGGGCCTCCCGTTATGCTATATACGGGACCTAATCCTTTTGCACACCAACGTATCCCCATCATTGACGCAGCCTATATCAAAGTCAAGGGTGATGTCTATGGTATCGGCCTTATTGAAAAGATTTCGGACCTAGCTGAAGGTATCAATGTTTTCACCAACATGGTTACCGACAACTGGAACCTTGGCATTAACCATCGATATGCTTATGACGTTCAGATGGATATTGACCATGACCAATTGGACCAGGGTAACACTCCGGGCGGGAAAGTTGGAGTCGTTGGTGACCCATCTAAGGCTATCTTTCCACTTCCTAATTACACCCCAAACTCTCAAGATTATCAAATCATTGACCTGTACAAGGGCATGATTGAGCAAGTGTCTGGTATATCTGACTTCTATGCAAAGGGTGTTGGTTCTAGCGGCGGCAACAGAACGTCGAGTGGAATCTCACAGGTTATCAACCAGTCTGGTTACGTCTTCAAGCTCTTGATTCGTAATATGGAGAATGACGTTCTCCAGCCCATGCTTGAGATGTGTGCCTCTCTTATCATGCAGTATGGCACTGACCAGATGGAATATGAGATAACCAATGCCCCTCCGGGCATCCCGAAGTATGGCACTGTTGAGCTTCAACGGTTGGTTGGAACGTATGCTTATGACCTTGTAGCCGCGAACTATGCCACAGGTAAGGAAGTAAAGCAGCGGAACTTGATGGCGTTCTATCAGATTGCCATGCAATCACCGTACGCCGTTCAAAGCGAGTTCCTTAAAGAGATTGCCCGTTGCATGGAAATCCCCTATGCCAATCGTTTGCTCAAGACTGATGAACAGGTCCAACAGCAACAGCAGGCTGCTCATGCACAACAGTTACAAGAAGCTATCATGGAGAAGTTGCTGAACTTTGAAGAGAAGGCTCTTGTTAAGGAACTAGGTAAGACAAATCCGAGCAAGGGTGCTCAACCTCAGACCCCTGAACAGGTTCATGCTCTTGAAGTTCAAGAGAACATCGAAGAATTCATTCAGATAGCTGCTGGTATTCCCCTTGAAGGTGAAGGACTTCCAGTGAACCACATGCACGAAGGTCATCCTCCGGGAGTCGATGGTATGCATCCGCAAATCCCCGGTGTTGATGAAGGCACAATGAATAACGCTGGCGCTCAACAAATCGGCGCTAATGCATTCTAAGGAAAATAAAATGGAACATCCCCGAAGTGCAGATGTAGCGGCTATCTTTATGGCAGAAGGTCGAAGTGGGACTGGTGACCATAGTGATGCTTTCCCGCTCGATGTATGCAATCCACAGAACGCTGTCCTTACTCAGTTTGACCTTCAAGGTCGAACTAAGCAGGTTCCAGCGGGCGTCGAGTATGACCCCAAGGCAATGCGCTTGAATCCCCGGTCAGTTGCGGGTCAGAAGAACATTCCTGAAGACGCTGAAGGAAAGTAAATGGCTTACGTTCGTCCTGAAAACGTTAATACCAATCCTGAGCCTCGAATCAAGCCTAAGCTCTCTCCAACGATTGCCAAGCTTCCGAATATGCCTCGCGCTCAGCACATTGCGAACCAGTATCAAAATAACAAAGCCAAAGTTTTCCACCTTGGCTACTTTGAACACACGGAATAAAAATGTCAATTACAGCCTCTATAAATGGAAACATCCAGCTTACGGACAGTGTGTCAGGGACGATTGCCTTAAAGAAACTTCTTGCCGCCTTGTCTATGACTGGCACTGAATTTACTGAAGCGCAGTCGGTCTCCCTTGCTAGCGGTTCCAATGCTATTACGGTTCCGCTGTCACCCGTTCTTTTCTGTTACGTGAAGAACTTGCACGCAACCAATACCATTCAAGTTATCTGGACACCGAACGGTGGTGCCAGCGCAACAATCCTCACTCTACAGCCCGGTGGTTCTATTATGTTCTGTGAACCGACGACTGGGAGTACAGGTATCACGGCGTTGAACTTGACGGCAAGTGGTGCAGCGACGACTTGCGAATACGTTCTAGCAGGCTAAGTATCCTAGTTGTAAATTAAAAAAGGAGAAACAATATGTCTGAAATGAAAGAAGGCAGCGGCGGCTCGGAAGCGAGTATGCATCCGGCGGCTCTGCATCATGAACATTCTAAGGCTCACATGGTTGGCAAGATGTTTGCTTCCTCGCATGGGCGTTCTCACGAAGGTTGTACTGGTGGCGCAACTGAAGGTGATTCCACTCCGGCCAGCGTGAATGCTCCTAAGGCTGCGGGCGAGATGGGAAATTTCTAAAATGGCCACTAGTGATTCGCAGAGAGGGGCGATTATTGCGACCATCTTTGCCCAGTCACAAGGGTATGACCATGAAGGTGGAATGCCGAAAGGCAGTGGGAAGATTACATTTGGTCCGGGTGTCATTGACTTATCGGAACCAACGCCCCCACCGCCACAAGTCCCACCTCTAAAGGGTCCTACACTTCCAGTGGACGACCCGTATCGCTCTTATCGCACTCAGCAAGCTTAACAAATACGGAGGGTGTTATGAATTTTCGTAAATTGTTTCAGGGTACGAACCCAGCATCACCGGACCTTGCTTCACAAGTGCCCGAGTTTGTGCCTTATATCAAATACAAGATTGTTGAAGTTGACTCTCCGAGGACCCCATTAGAAGGTGGGGAGACTGAGGAGATGCAGGCGTCAATTGCAACTCTCGCGTATCATCCCGGATTCCAGTATCTCTTGAAACGGCTCGCATTACAAAATGCGGCATTGAAGTCCAAACTTACATACGAGCGTCACAAAACGCTTGACGAAGTTAACTTCTTTCAAGCTGGAGTCTATTGGTCGGGTTGGCTCTTGACAGAACTAAAGCGGACTACCGTGAAGGTTGTGTCTCGTAAGATTGACCCGGTTGACGAAGAACTTGCAGCTTTCAAAGCTATTGACAGTCAACTCGAACGTGTAGGTATGGACGAGTAATTGGTATCGAGTGTGTCCTAGGATAAAGTTAGGGATAAACTAGGCTATACTTCATACGCTGCTGTAAATAGTTGTAGCGCCACTTCCCTACTAAATTTCGCCCCACAAGGGCATGTAGTAAATCTCAGTCTCACAAGGACGACGATGGCACCCGATGTTCACCAAGTAGCTCCGAATGGCGTTGTGAATCTTAACGATGCTCCCGGAGGTTTCGACGATGCGACATTTGACAAGCTGTTTCCGGCTGAAGCTCCAACTGTCGTAGCTGCACCTGTGGCACAACCACAGACTCAAACTCAGCCTCCCGCTGCGAATCAACATACTCCCCAGCCTCAGTTACAAACTCAGACTGCGGAACCTGTTATTAAAGGTGAGCGCTCCATCTACAACTCACTGGAAGCAGCAACACAGGGCATCAACCAAAAAGATGCTCTTATCGAGCAATTGCGTCAGAGATATGCACTTACCACTGGGATTGACCCTATCACTGGCCAACCTGTTGGGCAAACTCCGACTAACCAGCCTCTAGACTATACTCAGAACCGCGAGAAGTACATGAACGATTTGTACTCGGCGGCTAAGCAAGGTCCAGATGCTTATGTAGATGTGCAGACCAAGTTCGTCATGGACACTCTAGCACCGTTACAGCCCCTCATTCAGCAATATGCCAGAGCTACTGCTGTTAGTACACTCTCGCAGGAAATTCCTGATGCAGGGAAGTTTATCGGAACTCCTCAATATGGCAAGGCGTTGGAAGGCAACCCGGAGTTGAAGAACGCAATCTCTGTTGCGGAATCTGACGTACGCTGGCACTCTCGTCTGCCGGGGCTATACAAATTAGCCTATCTGACAGGTCAGGGAATGCAACTGCCCGAACTGTTGACCAAAAATACGGCTCCTGCCGTAACTCAAACTCAGACAGTTCAGCCTAGACCGTCTGCGCAACCCACGACTCAAGCACCCTCTCAGTCTACCACGAAACCATCATTCAAGACTCTTGATGGTATCAAGGCAGTCATTCAGGATGCAGAATCTCGCGGATTGACGCTTGACTTCTAAGCACTGTAAAAGGACTTAAGATGTTGCTTAATAAACTAGTTTCCCTCGTCGGGATGGCTCTTGGTATCGGCGATGACATCGTAACTGTTATTACTGGTTCCGTGGGCACCCCCGGACCTGCTGGTTCACTCGCGTCGGACCAACAGACCTATTTTAGCGCGAAGCTGTTGGAAGTGGCTGTGCTGTTTACCGTCATGGACCAATTCGGAGACAAAGACCCGATTCCGTCCAATTCTTCCAAGAGCATTCAGTTCAACCGTTTGGAGAAGCTCGCTACCTCGCTGGCTCCGACTCAGTTGACTGAAGGTGTCCAGCCGGATGCGACTGGTCTCCAAATGTCTCAGTTTACCGCTGTCGCTGAACAGTACGGTCTCTTGCTCCGTTTGTCGGACTTGGCCGAACTGACCAGCAAGCACGACGTGGTTGGTCGCGCACTGTATGTGCTCGGTCTGCACGCGGCTGAAACGTACGACATCCTGATTGTCAACGTGTTGGCTCAGGCGTCTAACGTGTACCGTCCGAACGCGCGTGTTAGCAACGCTACCACGGTTGCGTCGGATAAGCTGGGCTACAACGATTTGACTGCACTTCATGCGAACCTGATGGACCAAGGCGGACGGCCGTTTGATGATGGGGACTATGTTCTCGTCATTACCCCGCAGGTTTATGCTTCGATGTTGCAGGACCCTGACTTCAAGGCTTCTAACCAGTTCGGGAAACCGGAACGGATTTGGAAGGGCGAAGTTCAGGAGTTGAGCGGGTGGCGCATTGTCAAGAGCAACGCTCCTGGCTTTGCGGCTATTCTGCAAGCGACTGCTGGTGCAGCTAACAAGCTGTACAACGGCTTCGCAATTGCTCGCAACGCTTACCAGATTTCTGACCTCCAGAACCTCCGCGTGTACGCGGCTGCTCCGGGTGGACAGACTGACGTGTTGCAGCAGAATCGGAAGATTGGTTACAAGTTCGCGTTCAAGGCTATCATCACGAACCAGAACTGGTTGTTTAACACAATCTCCGCTGGGCAAAATAGCGTAAACAATTAAAACTAAAGGACTTACATGCCTTGGGACTTAGAAACCAAACGGCGAAGAGGTCGAGAACAATATCACAAGCATTCGGATATTTATATCCCAAAGCAACGTGAATATCGTCGGCTATTACGCAAAGAGGTTTTTGAGGCTTACGGTAACAAATGTGTATGTTGCGGTATAACGCAACTACTTTTTCTAACCATTGACCATATAGAAGGAAATGGAAATGCACATCGTAAGTCGATAAATCGAAGCTCAGGCGCTGGCTTCTATAGCTGGCTTAAGCAGAATGGTTATCCGCCTCAGTTTCAAATTCTTTGTTTTAATTGCAACATGGGTAGAGAACGTAACAAAGGAATCTGCCCACACAGTTCCGAAGATTTAGTCTAGTTATTCAATGGCTTGGGGGGAGCACAAATCTCCCTCCTTTGCTTTCAAAATCTTCCCACAAGGAAAACAAATGGCTATCGAAAATCTGTCTCCTCGTACTATCGTTACAGCGCCGGGGCCACAAGTTCCGGGCGTCAAAGAAGCAATGGCAAGCACTGCAACCCTTGACAAGAGTGATTGGCAGTGGGTGGAAGTGCCAGAAGAAGACTTGTTTGGTGAGAAGCATACTGGCGTTTCTATCAACTTTGAACAGTTTGGTCCTGGGCGTCACTTCGTTTCTGCTGAGAAGGCGGGCGAAATCAATCGTTTGCTTCAGAATAGAGTTCGTTCAGATATGAGAATTCTTCAGCCTAATCAGGATAAGAAGATGCTTGAGATTATGGAACGCAATGGGAAAGCTGCTCCGAGAGGCTTCTAAAGTGGCAGATTTTCAACCCGCAGTACAGAACACGGAAATTTGGGAGGGGGGCTATGCAAATAGTCCCTCTGACTCTGGTGGAGAGACTTACCGGGGTATTAGTCGTGTGAATTTCCCTAATTGGTCTGGTTGGACTCTTATAGACGCTGCAAAGAATGCTCCGTTATTTCCACGGTCTCTCGATGCAAATTCGGTGCTTCAAGCAGCGGTCGTCTCGTTCTATCAGACAAATTTCTGGCATTACAATGGTATCAATAGTCAAGCCATAGCAAATAAGGTGTTCGACCTATGTGTGAACATGGGTTCGCATCATGGGATTACGATTACTCAATTAGCTTTGAACTCTTTGGGTGTAACAGTCAGACCTGATGGAGTGTATGGCCCCGGAACGGAAGCTGCGATAAATGCTACGCCACCGGGTTCCTTGTTACCAAGTATGAAATTGCAAGCTGAAAAATACTATGAGGCCATTGTGGTCTCACATCCAGAAGACTCAAAGTTTCTCGCGGACTGGATACGGAGGGCAGACGCATGATAGCAGTAGGTGGACAATTATCGGGTGACCAAAATCTTCTTCCAGAGCCTACATCGACTGCTGGCAATATTCCACCGCAGTATATACCATCCCCTCAATTTCAACCCTGTCCGTGTTGTGGCCGTTGTCCAGTGTGCGGACGTGGTGGCTATCCAGCAGTACCAGTATTTATGCAGCCCTACAGCATACCAGTGTACGGGTCACAACAGGAGGGAAATCTACATGTCGGAACTTCAAACATTGGAAGCCTCTGCTAAGAAAGTATTTGCCTTCGGTGTAAGCCATCTAGTTTTGATTGGTGCGCTTGCCCTATCGCTTATTGGCGGAGTGTTCTTGTATGATTCTAAACGAGCGGATATTGCTACCGCTGCCGCTTCTTTGGCCGAAGCAAAGGCCACGGCTCTCGCCCAGCAGAATTCTCAACTCCAAGCCGCAACTACCAAAGAGTTAAGTGACTTAGAACAACAGAATGAAGTCTTGCAGGCTCAGTACAAGACTCTTCAAACTCAGTTTGTAGCTTTGGCCTCTCAACGCACCGCTGCTCAAACACAAGTGAAAGAGCTTCCTCCCGCTGAAGTCCAAAAGGATTTGGAAGCGAAGTTGGGTGGCAGTTTGACTGACGTTGAGATACTTCGCAAAGATGATAGCATTGTTACGGACTATCCTATCGTCCTTCAACAGAATACCGTACTTACTAGTGAAGTTCAAAGTCAGTCCACAACGGTAAGCAATCTTCAACAGTCTTTACAACTTGAAACATCTGCTCATGCCAGCGATGTCACTACTTGCAAAGCGCAGTTAGCTGCGGATGCCACGACTCTCAAGGCTGTAAAGGCTCAGGCTCGCAAGAGCAAGTTCAAGTGGTTTATCGCAGGAGTGATTACAGGTATCATAGGTGGACATGCGGCAGGTATATGAACTTTCAAAACATCTGGAACAAGATTACTAATGATGCGCACATCCCTATAGCTCTTGGCGTGTTCGTGTCAACGAGTGCTTTTCATTTCATCAAGCACATAGACTTGGGACCCAACTACACAAACTCTATCTACGCTATGTACGGGTTCCTAGCAGCGCACGGTGCAGCCCAACAGAAGTGGCCCGACTCTAGCTCTACACAAGGACCCACTACAGGTGGGACAGGTTCATAAATGGCAGGCAACACTTACTCTCAGGTTCAAGATGTTATCAACGCGGTATCGCAGGACGTTCGCAATCAGCTCCTTGCTAGCCAAGGCGCAGCGGGACTGCCCATTCTGATTGACTACACCAATCGTATTTCCAAGGAGATGCTGCGGTTCTCTCGATGGGATTTCTTGAAGAGTGAGACGCAGTTCTTTCTTACAGCGAAAGGTCAGACAGACTATTGGATTGGCCCGAAGAACGCGGGTCCAATTGGGATGGTTGATACGGGACTCGGCTTGATTGACGTTGACCGCATCCAGAAGAATTCATTCCGTGATGTGTCTAATGGCAGAGACATATACAGTCTCGGAGCTAGCCCTATTGGTAACCAGTTCAATTACAAGAGCGGGCAGAATCGTCAAGGTCGGCCTAGTGACTATTGGCAAGACCACAACGACCCTAATATTATTCATCTGTATCCCGCTGCTGACAACATTAGCACTTACCAACCTGTGCCATCATCCCCTGTCGTAACCTCTGTGGCTGGAGGGGCGCTCCCATTGCGGAGCTATTACGTTGTTCTGACGTTCGTAGACTCTTCGGGCCTTGAAAGCAATGGCTCCATTATCTCCGTCGAACGCACCATCCCGGCCAACCAAGTTGTTGCTGTAGCCTCACCAACCTTACCCTTCAATGAGACGACCACTGGGGTCATCTACTCTAGCTACAACGTCTACATTGGTGCGCAAGAAGGTAGTGAGACCCTTCAAAACGTCAGCCCTATTGAACTAGGCGCACCCTATCAGGAACCTAACACTGGTATCACTACGACTGGTGTTGGTGTTCCACAAACGAATAACATCACTCCGATTGGTGGATATGTGATGCAGTTCCGGTATTTCAAAGCTCGCGTCACCATCACTGAGGTTGACCAGCTAATCCAGATTCCTGATGACTACTTTGATGTGGTTATCAACGGCGTCAGTGCCCTTGCATGGAAGCTGCTCGAACGCTATGACCAAGCGCAAGCCTGTCAGCAACTTTTCAAAGCTGGCCTGACTCAGATGGTTTGGGACAAGAACCTATTCCCCGACCAGAGCTTCATTCGGCCTGACCCGGCTACTTATGTCAATCTACAAAATCTCGGTATCATGCCAGCGACTAATACCTAATGTCTGAAGCAAGGATGACCCCGTTAGATTCTCAAGATGACCAGAATTATCGCTACTCCCGCGAGACGTGGCTTGAAGCCGGAGTAGATAACTGGACATTGCCACCGAGCCAGAACGCAGATATGATGCTTCAAATGCTAAATCTGCTCCCACCTATAGGTGGGTCCTTGCTGCGTCGGTGGGGATACAGACTCTTCTTACCAGTTCAAGACTTTGGGGCGACTCCAACTAGCGATTCTCTAAATGGCTAATCCAACCATAAAGGCTGAGCACCTCTATCTCTTTGATAGTGAAGGTGACGGCTTTCAAACTCTTATAGCGACTGTAGCGGATGGAACTGGCAACCTGAACTCTCTCACGAATAACGTGGGGTATTGGGACCAGAACGGGAACCTCGCTCAGATATTCGCTCCAAGTAACGGTGCTTACAATCCGCGCATGGTCAACTCACGCGACTATGCTTACTTTGAAGATGGGGTTGAGGCTGACCTTTACAAGTGGAACACTGACATTGGACTAGAAGAATGGGGTATTGACGCTCCAACGACCGCGATTGCTGTTGGTACAGCTACAGGCGGTGGCGCTAAATCCTATGTCATTACCGATGCACAAACGTCATCTGCTGGGGATACAACTTATGATGGCACTAACTTAGGTGGCATTGTTGCTTCGTCATGGGTCACGATTTCAGGCTTTACCAGTGCGGGTAACAATGGAACCTTTCAAGTTGTTAGCTCAACAGCTACAACTGTAACCGTCATCAATTCTGGTGGCGTCGCTGAGACTGGTGGGACATACGCACTTAGCACCAGCAACGCGCTTTCACCTCATGTCTTGCTCAACGGTTGGGGACCCTTCCAGCATATTGGCGCGTTTGAAAACAACATGGAGCAAGCGTATAACTTTACGTTTGCCGATACGACAGCTAATCCCTATGTTAACCCTACTGCTCCTACACTTGGTGTAGTCAATCAGGCGTTTTACGCTTACTATGAAGACCCAGGTAATCATAGCTATGGTGGTATCGTTTATGTATTCGCTGCACCTGCACAGACTCTAAGTGGACTTCAACTTCAGATTAACTCTGAGGTTCCTCAAACACTCAGCAACGGTAGCCAGACGACATTGCGCAGCGCGGGTATTTGGTACTCTCTTGATGGTGGCAACACTTGGACCCAAATTTACAACCAAGGTGCCAGACCACAACAATGGGATACCATCTTCCTTGCGAATGGACAGAACATAGCTGATGTGCAGGTTATGGCATTTTGTGATAGCCATGACCACATGGGACAGTTCGTTTACCAGATTCAGATTATTGGAACCACGACTGGAACTGGGCCTATCACCATTTACTCTGGCCGTACTTACTATGCGGTGTTTAACAACAGCGTCACAGGCAACTTCAGTGACCTGTCTCCCGTGTCAGCAAGTACAGGACCCATTGATGGTGGGGCAATTCCTCTTACAAATATTCCCATCTCCGCCGACCCACAGGTAGATACTGTTTACATTCTCGCCACGGCTGATGGTGGTGACCCAAGCATTCTGTACTACGTCACCTCATTACCTAACGGTACGACTTCCTATCTTGACGGTACGCCTGAACAAGTGCTCTTGCTCTCAGCAATCTATGGCTTTACTGACTCGGCTGGCAATGAGTTCGGTGTATTTGACAACACTCCGCCACCCGCAAATGGTAAGTTTCCCATTAAGCATCTTGGCCGAATTTGGATGGCTGTTGGTTCGGAAGTTCAGTTCTCTAAGAACACGACTGACTTGACCACCCCTTCAGGTATTATCGCAGGTCGCTATGAAGAGGATTGGCCGAGCTTCAATGTGCTAGACATATCTGAGGACGCTGAAGCAGTCACAGGTTTGTATTCGGATGGTCAAGTTCTCTATATTGGAACTGACCGTACCATTCGACGGATTCAAGGTGATAGCCCCGCGAACTTCTCTCTACCTCAAGTCATCTTTGCTGAAGTAGGTGTTGTGAATCAAGACGTTTGGCAGACCGTATTTATTGAAGGAACTCCTGTCGGAACGATGTGGTTGACGCCTGATTTCCGAGTCATTCTCTCGGACTTCAACACGTACAAAGATATCGGTACGCCAATCCAGAACATCTTGAGCAGCATTAACATCAGCGCGGTCGATTCAGCGTGGGCAACATTTGGTAGCTATGGACCCTATGGCTTCTACATTCTTGCCATCCCAACAGGGATAAATACCATTCCTGATACCATGTGTGTTTATGACATGCGTATGAAGAAATGGTTCATCTGGCAAGCAGCGGACCTAGCGCTGTGCGGATTGTACTATATCAGTCTTGGTGGAACATCCAGAATCATCTTCTGCGATTCCAATGGCTACATTCGAGTGTTTGACCCGACGACATCTCAGGATAGAGCCACAGAGTCCACAGCTCAAGGTATCACATCTACCATTCAAACTACATGGTTGGATTTGGGCGACCCGATGCTGCGCAAGCTCATCAATGAAATTGAGACGTATAGTACTGACCCAAATATCACGGTGACCTTGGAAGGAGCCTCGCAAGATGCTAATGGCTTTCTCACACCTGTTGCAGCCGTCACTAACGCTCAATTGATTCCCAATCTCTTTGGTCAATTAAAGACGCCTACTGCTGGAACAGTCACAACGTCAAGATACTATAGACTCACTTGGAGTACGACATCAACTGGAGTAAGCTTGCCTAGCGATGTAATTCTTGGTTCATACAGTCTTGAAGTCGTACCACTTGCGAGAATCTAATGCCGTTAAAACTCACTCAATATAATGACCCGGCTGTACTCAACAAGTGGGCAGATGGCATAGAACAGCAGTTGAACAGTCTGAAGATTCCCGTTCCTCTCAAGACTAACCTGCCTTCGTTCCTGACAAACAACGTCAGCAACAACATGCAGAATGTGTTGAACTTGATTGCTGGAACAGGTATCACTATCACGACTGACCCTGTTGGCCATACCGTTATCTCAGCCGTTTCGACTGGTGATGGTTTGATTCACGGGACTTCGCCGTGGGAATCTGACCCGTCATATGTTAGCTGGCGCGATGACTTTCATGGGGCTATGGCTGGTACGTTCGCTTCCTCAACTAATCCTGTTGTAGCGATTGGTGAATTAGGTTGGGCCTTGACAGGAGTGGTTGGTGCAGACTCCGTTGGTTACTTGGGTGGACAGCCCCCTAGTGTTGGATTATATGGTTGGAGCAATAACAACGTTGCACAAGACGCTGGTTGGCTAACCTTCAACAGCTCCGGCCCGCTAACCAATAACAACCACCTTCAGAACTCTTTTGCTCTTGGAGAGCGACCAAATTGGGCAATGTCCTTCATTTGGAAAGTTGAAGGAGATTTGACTAGCCTTGGTGCCTTTAGTACTGCACAAAAGGCTATATACATTGGCTTAACTGACCCTTCGTTCTATCAGTTGACTACCGACCCTATCTCTCGTCCAAACACATTCATCGGTATTCGTTTTGATACAAGCACGTCAGCCCCAAGTATTAACGATTCATTCTACACACTTGAAGTTGTTTCCAATCAAACTTTTAATACGGTTGGGCGAAACAATACTCAAGGTACGAAGAAGGTAACCAACGTCGCTCCTATACCGGGTCAGATTCACCGTCTGGATATTCTTTGCAACGCAGCCGGGATGATAACTCTCACTCTTGATGGAAGCTCGTTGAATACTTTAACAGCCGCAATACCGATGCAGACAGTCAGTGTGAGTGCAACGGGTAGCTTGCAGAATAACATGGGACACATGAGTTGGTCTACTTCCGCAACCAATGCACAGTCTCCGTGGAACACTGGTAGCTCAGTTACGGTTGCTGGATACACTGGCGCACAAACTGCACTGAACGGTACACAGATTCTAGCAAGTTCAACCGATGGTGTTATTACTTTCGACTTGAACGGTTCGACCGTTGCTGGGTCCAATCAAGCAATTACAATGGCTGGGTATCCAAGTCTGACGCCAATCTTTGCGATGGGCAACGATGATACAGCCGCACCAACCGCGAACAATATGATGATGCTTGTTGATTACTTCTCTTTCGTTTGGAACCCCGGTGTTGGTGGTGGGACAGGGACTCCTTCCATTACACTTCCACGATACTTCTAAGGCCTATAAAATGGATAATGACCAGTTCACAATACTGTTGGAAGCTGTTACTGATACCAAGGATAAACTTGACTCACTACATGGTGACTTCAGGGAGTTCAAAGGTCAGCAACAGACTAAGGTAGAGCAGTTAGTTAAGGATTCTGATAGCGACAGACTATGGGGTCGTATCCAGACTGTAGCTGTTATCCCAGTAGTCGCCGCTATACATGCATTCGCAAATCATAAGGGCTGGATAAAATAGGAGGGATTATGCAACGCTTGAGATTAGCAACGCCGGAAGAGATTGAAGGGATTAGGGAAACCAGCGACCTTGACGCATCCTGTGTCATTCTCGCTCTCGATACGCAAGCCGGGACTGCACTAGCTGTGGTTCGTTGCCCCGTTGAAGTAGATCCTGTTTACTTTCCTAAAGAGTTCACCGACCGACTCAAGTTGTTCTTCATGCGAGATATTGAAACCTATCTCTCAACGAAGGGCTTTGCATCGTACTACTTTAACATTCTCGCTGACCAAGAAGATGCTGTGAACGTGATGAAAAATTGGGGGGCAGAAGTAGTTTCAAAGGCACCAGAGCTTCGTCTCAAAATGAATCTTTAGAGAGTTCAATGTCCACCAAGCGCAAGACGCAAACAACGGCGACCTTTGACCCTATAGCAATGCAGGGTTATCAAGGGTTGCAATCCAAGATTCAATCAGGATTGCAGAACAACATCAATGACCCTTGGACGGCTATGCAAGGTAACGCACAGCTAGCTCAGGGTAACACAAGTACGTTCAATCAATCTCCTACTTCTGAGACTGCATATAGCATGAGCGCACGGGGTATCAATCCGAATTCCCCATTGTTCCAACGACAAATTCTTAACGCAGGCAATGCCACTCGCCAAGCACAGGCCGGGAACCTCTCTAGTCTATTGCTTCAAGCAGGTCAGCTTTCTCAGAGTTCGGCGATTGCTGCCTCACAATATCAGCCGCTTCAGACTGGTTCGACGCAAACTAGTGGGAATAGTGGCCTTGGGAGTTACGTCTAATGTCTACCAAGAATACTACCACATCAACCAATTCATATGCTCCCGGCTCTCTCGGCACCTACGAGAGTCTACAAGGACCAGCGACACAGGCTATTGGGAATCAAATTAGCAATCCAAATGGTAGCCAGTTGATGCTTGGACTACGTGGATTTGGTCAGGGCGCTATCGGGGGATTCTCCCGTGGACTCCCGGCTGCATCAGGTGGTGGCTCAAATGGAGCGGCCTACTCCCGAAGTCAGGCAACCATTGGTGGACAGTTCAACCAAAACCTCTTGCTTGGCGGCGCACAACTTCGCAACCAAGCCATTGGTGCGGCGATGAACTACAGGCCACTGCAAACTGGTGGCACACAGGTTCAATCAACTTACGGTGCGGGGACTTGGGCTGGCCCGCTAATCGGGGCTGGGTTAGCCGTAGGGGGTGCTTTCCTTGGGGGTCCCGCAGGTATGAAGGCAGGACAGAGCTTAGGTAAAATGCTTCAACCTGGGACTATGACTCCGGGTAATGCTGGAGAGATGTATGGCCCTCAACAGGGTCCACCCGATGTCAACTTTGGTGATAGTAGCATGGCGGACAATTCAATGAATGACATGGATAACATTTCTAACATCACTGGTGGCTCAAGTTATGGTGGCACTGGTGGAACGAATTACGCTAACAACGTGTGGGGCATGTAAATGTGGACACCACCTAATTTCTCTGACCAAGCACCTAGCACTCAATTTGCAGTCGCTCCACAAACACCGTCGGCTCAGCCGAATAACAATGACATGATGGCACAGTACCAATCTATGCTCGCTCCGTATCAGCAAAGGGCACAGCAGATTTTTGGTGGCAATCCTGTGTTTGGGAATTCTGACTTTGCTCAGAATCACCCGACAGCCGCTCATGTCTTTAGCAATTTGCTTCTCGCAGCGTCAAAGGCTCAGCCGGGTGCAACTCCTGCTGACTCTATTCGTATTGCCGCGCAGATGGCTTTAACTCCCCGTGAGGCTGGTATTCAGCAACAGTTGAATCTCGCCAGAGCACCGGGTGAGTTGATGGCCCCTGAACTTCAATTGCTTCAGCATCTTTCTCAGATGCGCTATCAAAACTCTGAGGTTGGGCGTAATCAAGCTATGTCTGATTACTACTCAGGAGCTAAGTCTGACCTTGCGACTGCGCAAGCTGGTAGAGCGAATGAACCCAAGACTCACTTCGGGCCTCCTGTCATGGACCCGAATAATCCAAATCAGATGCTTCAGCCAGAGTATGATTCTGCAACTGGGAGACAGCTTAGAATTGTTCCCATTCCGGGTGCTCCAGTTACAAAGACTAAGCCCGGTGACCCTAACCGAGACTTCACTCAGTCTGGTATTCTACGAAGGTTGAATGACCCTGACCCTGCTGTAAGGGCTGAGGCTTCAACTGACAGAGACAATTTTATTAACTTGACCAGCGGTATTGCAGGTGGTAAGACTGGAGCTGAACAAGGCGCTCCACATGCTGCTAGTGATAAAGCAGCGTTCATTTCTGACCAGCGAGCATTGCTACAAAAGACTCTTCCTGCTGCCCCGAAGTTTGATGAATGGTCTCAGAGCGACATTCTTGCTGGCGGAGACATTCGGACACAAGCTAAGCGTTTCTCGCAAGCTCAAGATGACTATGCAATAAAGGTTGGCGGGACCAGTCAGAACTTCGCCGCATATATGAAGTCTGGAGACCCCGAAGCAGGTGTTCCTTTTGATGTGAGTAAGAACTACCACGCTAAATCGCAAGCTCCTGCTGCGAATGGTAACAGTGGTTCTAGCTGGCAGCCTAAGTAAGTCAACGACCCATTAAAGGTGGCTCTTGCCTCAATCACCGCAGCAATCTGATTATCTCAAGACAACTTTGCAGCAGTCTACCACTTTGACTGATGACCAGCGTCAGCAGATGTGGGATACGTTTCATCAAGCCAAAGACCAAGGCGATTTCGTCCAGCGGGTGAATAAACTCTCATGGATGGGCGATGATGCGAAGCAGTCTCTATACGAGCTAAGATATAAGCCTGAAAAGTGGATGACCCAATCGGGCCAACCCATTCCCCCCTCTCAACAGGGGGCTGCTCCTGTTTCTACACCCCAGCAGACAGGGTTCGTACCTCTTAAAAGACTCACTGACCTAGCCCCACCTCAGAAAGGGTCCTCACCTTCCGGTATCAATTTTGACCAGATAGAGGATAGGATTACTGGTGAGATGATTCCTCATGCTCTTGCCACGGCTGACCAAGTATTGAATCAGCCTATTGGCAAGACTCTCTTTGGGATTCCTTCGTTGTCCGAAAGCGCTGCCAAGATGCGTGCGGCTATTGCCCCACCCGTTCAAGGTGGAACTGCGGGTATGACTGCTGACGCTAAGCGTATTGCTTTGACCACTGGTGCTGGGTTAGGTGATTATCTTCAATCCCCGGCTGGTGTGGCTGGTGAGTTCTTGACTATCGCTACTGGTGGTGCTGCTGGCCCGGCTATTGCAGGCGCATATGCTGTAGACTCTGGCACCCACACTTACCAACAATATCAGAATTACCAAAAGAATCCAACTCCTGAGAACCTACAGAATGTACTTCAGTCTAGTGCCATGACTACGCTTATGGCATCTGGGGCGACTCATGCAACGCCTATGGCCGTTGACCCAGCTATAACTCTTGACCGTTCACGGATGGCACGGGATATGGTTGCCCCAACTCCTGAACCCACGCAGCCTCCTGTTGTTCCAAGAGGAGCTGGTACAAGCGCTGTTCAGTTAGTTGACCAGCCTCCTGCAATCTCTAAGGAAGCTGACATCCAAGCCCATTCAGGTGAGATTGCCCGGATGCAAAGAGTGTTGGATAGTCCCGGTGTGCCTGCTGATGAAAAGGCTTATGCTCGTCAGGCTATGCAAGCTTCTATTGAACAGCGGGATGTTTTGCAGCGCCCAGACAGTCGAGCAGCTATAACTGAGAAGCAACCCAACGTACTTGCCCCCAAGGTGGGTCCAGAAATTGCTCCAGAACCCATCCAGAATAATTTGGAATCCCTTGCCCCTGAGCATCAAGAAATTGCTCAAAGGATAGAGGAGCAATCCCCTGCACCGTCTGCTGGCGTTGCCCCTGAGGAAACTGCGAATCGCAAAATGGTAGAAGACCTTGGAGGGGTTTGGAAAGGTTCTGACCAGCTTGGTCTTTCGCATTTTGATGCACCTGAAGCTCTCCTTGGTCGTAAAGACGTTACTATCTCTGTTCCTACTGACAAGCTTTCTCCAGACTATATCAAAGCTCAGTTCGACCGTAAGGCTGCGGAGTTCGCCCCTAAGCCGCTTCCTGCAACGGAAGATGTCATGCCACGCTTGAACACTCTCATGGAGAATAACTTCAAGCAGCTTGTTGAC